GTCATAGTAGGCAACACCTCTGCGGCAACAGGCGTGATTGCTAATGTTGATCTATCCTCTAACGTTCTTAAAGTAAAATTAGCTAACTCTCTATCTGAGTTTTCTAATCTTGAGGTAATTCATTCTAACTCTATTTTTACAAACAATACTGCTAATGGTGCGCTAAATAATTCCAGTGCCATCCCTTTTCAGGCAAACGCTTTTGGAGGCAATACTGTTACAGCTATTGCTACTATTCAATCAATTGGTCCAAGTGGTTTTATAGCTGAAAAGAACGCTTTTACTCAAAACCCTGTTGTAAGATTGTATGAAGTTTACTACCCGGGCGAGTGGTTTCCTGTTAATGAAGCAGGTAATCCCACTAATTTAGGCGAAGGTAGAGCTTGGCCTAACGAGTTTCCTATTAGATTTGCTGATGTAAGAGGGGATTTAATTTCTGATTTAAATTACAATGTTACTCACCAAGGCGACTCTTATATCCCATTCCCTTTAAATATTTCTTCTATTGATCAAAGCTCTGATGGCAGAATCAATGAACTCACACTTACAATGTTTAATTTAGATAATATCGTATCAAGATTAATTGAAGATCCTTTCTTAGTTGGTAATAATTCTTCTAACGCTTGCCAAGCAATTGTAAACGGTGAATTAGTGCATGGAATCGATCCAAGAACCATTGATGCAACTCCTAGTGACTTTGGTTCAGCAGGGGATGAAGGTTTTGATGTACTAACAAGAGCCAGAGCAAATGGTTTGTCGTATGATTCAGATATGGTGAGTGCATATGGTAAAGCAAACGCATCTTTTTCTAGATCTGAAACTTTAAGCGTAGGCGGAGAATGGGTTGAAGAAAAAGCCGACACTAGAGATTTATTAGGCGGAGTTGTCAATATAAAAACAACTTTTGCTAATTTTCTTGATGTATGGCCTGAATATAGCTCTGCACGTTTTGTTACTGCTAATGTAGTTGAGGTATATAATGCAATGCCTTATCGTGTTGGTGACAATGTTAAATCTACTGGATCAACTGAAGGCACAATCGAATCTATTGAGGAGAATAGATTTTTATTCTTATCAAATGCTCTAGACGCTAATACAGCTGTTGGTGATCCTATATTTATTGTAAACCAACAAGCAGACCCAGAATCTTATGTTGAAGATACGTTCAAAATTGACCACCTAGAGTCTTTAAATAATGAGGTAGCACAATTCGGGCTAATTTCTTGGCTACAGTATTTTAGAAACCAAGTTCCTTCAAGAAAGTTTTATAAAAACACCTGTCAGTGGAGATATAAAGGTCCTGAGTGTCAGTACCCTGGCCCTGGCGGTCTTGCAATTCCTGGAACTACGCTTACTTCCAATGCAAATCCTATTGCCGCCAATAATCAAGTAGCAGCTACAAATGCAGGTGATATCTGTAGTAAGTCTTTACAAGCTTGTCAGATTAGAAATAACTCAATTCATTTTGGAGGCTTTCCTGCAACAGGTAGAACAATTCCAAAACAATAATATAAAAGGTTGCATACTTCCTTGGATGCACTTATTCGGTACAATTTCAGGAGAGTATAAGGTCTGCTGTTTTGCTGAATATGCGCCTGAAGTAAGTGTGCTCGGTACACATAAAGACACTTTTTCAGATGTATGGAATGGTGAAGCCTATAGAAAAATCAGAAAATCTTTTTTAGAAGGAAAAAGTGTTCCAGAGTGTGAATGGGCGTGTTTCAATAAAGAAAAGCTCGGAAGTAAAAGTCATCGTCAAATCATGAATGAAAACTACAAGGATCTTGCAGTTCTTCAATCTATGACTGAAGAAGATGGTTCTCTAAATTCATTCCCTGTATATTTAGATGTACGTTTCGGAAATACTTGTAATTTCCGATGTAGAATGTGTGGCCCTGAATCTTCGACTAGTTGGTATAGAGAAATGCCAACTTCTTTGAAAGGTGCTATAGATAAGTATACTGATAATGAAGTTTTTTGGAACAATATTGATTATATATCGACTCATTTACGAGATATATACTTTGCTGGTGGAGAGCCTTTTGTTCAAGACGGTCATTATAAATTGTTAAACTATTTGATTGAGAAAGGTATATCTTCTCGCATTAGCCTAAGCTATAACTCTAATCTGAGTTATACTAAGTTTAAAAAACACGACATTAAACAACTATGGCAAAATTTTAAACATGTCAAAGTGTGGCCAAGTTGTGAAGGTTTTGGTGACAAAGCTGAATATTCTAGAAAAGGACTTTCATGGAATACTTTTCAAAATAATGTTAACCATTTTAAAGAGTATATTCAAACAATAAGTTCAGTAATTAGTATTTATAGTATCTCTTCTATGCCTGATTTATTACTTTGGTCAAAAGAACGAGGTGTACAACTTCACGGAACTACTTTAATAATGCCTAATCATATGTCAATTACTTGCCTACCTAAAGAGGCAAAAAGAAAGATTAATCATCAATACAAAGAATTTTTACTTGAGCACTACAATAAGTTTACTAACGACGAGATAAATATGATTAAGAGTTGGATTACATATATGAATTCAAAAGATGACTCTAATCTGTTACCTGAGTTTAAATCTTTTAATACTAAGTACGATTTAACTAGAAATGAATCTTTTGAATCAGTTTTCCCCGAGTATGCATCGTGGTACATAAATATTTAGGTCTCAAACATAATTATGGTGAGGTTGATTGTATTGAATTAATCAGAAAGTTTTATTCTGAAGAGCTTAATATTGATTTTACTATACCCCCTTATCCTAAATCTAGAGCATGGATGAAACAATTTTCTACAACTAACGTTGATGATTGGGCATCTTCGTGTGCTATAAAAGTAGAATTGACATCTGCAATAAATTATGATGTAATGGTATTTAAGTCAGAGAAGTCAGATTTAATAACACATTTCGGTATGTTTTTACAACCTACAAAAATGCTACACGTTGAAGAAGGGGGATCGTCGTGTATAGTAACTTTATCAAACTATTGGTTAGATAAACTATACACCATCTATAGACACAATGACATGGTATAATTCTTATACTGGTTTTCCATATTTACATTTAGGTAACAATCCAGAAACAGGCATTGACTGTTTTAATTTATGCTGTTTTGTGTATAAAAAAGAATTAGATATTCATTTACCTTATAATACATCAGATTTCTGTAATATAGTAGATGAAGACTGGTACTCTAAAACAAATTCCCAATTTTTCATAGATGGGTTCAATGATAAGAGTAATGGATGGGTTAAAGTTACTCAGCCGAAAATGTATGATATTATTGTTATGAGTCTTGGAGCAACTAACGTAGCCAATCACTGTGCTTTGTACGTCGGTAATAACAAAATACTACAAACCATGATTGAACATACTAGTTGGATTGCGCCTTATGGAAGGTACTACAAGCAATATACTTTAGGGGTATACAGATGGAAAGATATGATGAATTAAAAGCAGATATGAATAGTCATGCTATGCAAGACTATCCTCGCGAAGCTGTAGGCATAATCACTAAAGATTTTAAATATATTCCTTGTAAGAATATATCTACTACTCCTAAGTTATCTTTTTTACTAGACCCAGCAGATTTAGTAAAAAATGATGGAAATATATGGGGCATTTTTCATTCTCATCCAGGAGACGAAAACCCCATACCAAGTAAGGAAGATAAAGTAAGTGCCGCTTTCCAAGAATATAAATTTTTGGTAGGATTTAATAATAAATTTTTCATATACTGGTTAGACCAAAATAGAGACGCACTTATCTTTGATAAGTTTGAGGATAGACATCTTGTTAGCGACAATTAAAATTCATTCAGCTTATTCACACTTATTTTCTGAATCAGAGTATAAAGCTGACCTGATTACCTATTCAGATATTATGCACTATTTAAAGTCTATGCATCCAAAGTTTAACCATTATGTAAATTTGGTAGATTGTGGGCAGGCTGAAGAAACTTTTGGTATCTTAGATAGTGATTATAATATCGTAGCAAATGAAGATCTTTTCATTAGGCAAGTAAAAGAGGATACTACTATCCATATCGTTCCAATGATTGCGGGTGGGGGCGGCAAACGAGGCGGATTATTTGCAATTATGGCTGTGGCAGGACTAGCAGTAGCAACTGGTGGTCTAGGACTAGCTGCAGCAGGTAGTGGTGCTGGTGCTGCTGGGGGTTATGCTGCAGCAGCAGGCGGTGGAGCCGCTGGAGCCTCTGCAGCGGCAGCTGGGTACAGTGCTGGTGGTGGAGGTCTCTTTAGTGCCTTTTCTGCTATGCCAGGATTTGCTAAGTCCATGCTTGGTAATATTGCTATGAGTTTTATCTCATCTTTATTTAACAAAAAACCTAAAGCACAGCAAGAGACTGATCAATCTACGAGAGAGAACGGCATGTTCGGGGGATTGACAAACTCAACACAATCAGGTACTCCTATCGCACTTCATTATGGACTCGTTAGAGTAGCTGGGCAGTTTATTAGTGGGTATATTGAATCTGAAGAACATGCTAAAAATGATGTCGTAAAAGTTGGGGATAAGTTTTAATGGGTAAAAATTATATTAAACATCAAAATACACTAGTTCCTGTAATCGGCGGAGCTAAGGGCGGCAAGGGCGGAGGAGGTGCTGGCGGTACACCTACTGAAGATCCTAATTCTTTATTTTCAACTGATATCTTATTTCTTACTACAGCTTTAGGCGAAGGTCCTGTGTACCGTATTAATCCTAATGGTCCACAAGATATTGAGATTCAAGATAGTTCTATTGACGATCTAATAGATTTTAGTACAGGTGATGAAAATACTGACGTATTCAAAACCTTATCTCGTACAGGCACAACTACTCAAGCCCCACTAAATGTATTTGGCGATAATATTATCACTCCTCAACAGTTTGCATCTCCTGTTACTCTCAAGAAAGGTAACTTAACGGGTCTACCTGCTTCTGGTATTGTTGATCAAGAAACTTCAGCTCAAAGCTGGGATGCTCTAAAATTCTTTTTTGTAATTAACCAGCTTCAGAAAATTAATGGCAATGGTGACGTTAGAAGTCATAGTCTAAGCTTTAAAATCACAGTCAAAAAACGAGTTCTTACAGGCAATCCATTAGTTGATAATATCGTTGAGTTTGAAAGAACTCTTAGCGGTAAGACTAATACTCCCTTTAAATTTACAGTTAAACTAGAGATACCAATTGCAGACAGAAGCGATGATGGATATCGTTTTTCTATTGAAAAAACTAGTGACGATTCAGAAAAGTCTTCTGTAAGTGAAAACTTACAAGCATTTGGATGGTTTGAGATCGAAGAAGCTCCTCAAGCATATCCTAGAACAGCGCATATTGGTTATGCTCTTAAATCTGTGAACGAGCATACTGGAGGTATTCCTAATTTTACCTCCATGGTTAAAGGCTTGCTAGTAAAGGTTCCTTCTAATTATAATCAACCGACTTTAGCATCTGGTGAAATTGATTGGAGACATGTAGAGATTGCAGAAGCAGAACGTGCTTCTAAAGGGTATTACCTACAGTCAATCCAATACGTACCTAAGCAGGCTTCTGGAACAGGTGCTAGTACAGACGTACTCGGGTACGGGTTAGATATTACAGTGTCTGCCGGTACTAGTTATAATACAGGATTTAGCACTACTATCACTCAGGCTAATTCTGGTTATTCTGGATCTCAAACTGGTGGTAATTGGAACGTTATAAGAGAAAATGCTGGATCAGGTACGGCTGAGTGGGTAGCATACGTAATTGATGATGGAGCTACTTTAACTGGTACAAGCAATGGCAAATCAGTCGATGTTAAAGTTAACGGGGTAAAAGTAGTAGATTTAGGAAGCGCTGGCGGTTCTTGGGGTCCTATCGTACTCAATGTAGGTGATAAAGTTGAATGGAGATGTTTTGGAGGTATTGGTGGCGGAGGTACTATCAATAGATCACAAAACTGGGCGTGGTCTAAGAACAGTGCATCCACTATTATTGCCTATACTTCAAATACTAACGGCGGTGCTACAGGTTCTGGATCTACTCAAAAAGCAACTCTTACAAACAATAATTCAAATTCTAAAGATGTGGTTTTAGTCTCTCCTACAACAGGCGTCACAACTGAGACTCCATTAGCTAATGGAGACTCTCGCACCCTAACAGCAGATTTATCTTACACAACTGCAACTTGGACTATCAAAGCTTATCTAGTTGATGCAGGTATAACTTCTGTACAAGTTCAGACAGTTACTAATCCTCAGATTTATGTAGGCACTTGGGACGGTACTTTTGTGTATTCTTGGACACAGAACCCTGTGTGGATCATCTACGACTTATTAACTAATACAACCTATGGATTAGGCATACCTGACGACTATATTGACAAGTATAAATTCTATCAAGTTGCTATGTATTGTGACGGGTGTGATGCTGTTACAGGTAAGTTTCATGGAGTAGACGGATTAGCTGATGGGTCGTTTAGGCATAAACCTTTGGGGGATTACACAGGAACTAGGCAGCAACTAATTGGGTTACCGTCTGGAACAGCAATTAAAGAGCGCAGATTCACATTGAATGTTACTATAGCTGATGAAGGCGCAGCTATGGATGTTATTAACAGTCTAGCAGGTACTTTCAGAGCAGCATTAGTTTATTCGATGGGCAAACTCACCTTAGCTATAGACATGCCAGATGAATTTCCTGTGGCGGTATTTAATGAGACTAATATAAGAGAAGGATCTTTATCTATATCAGGTAATAAAGAGAGCGAGATCATCTCAGGAGTTGATGTTAGTTATGTAGAGCCTACGAATCATTATAAACGAGAAACTGTAAGAATTGATAGTGCAGAAGCAAACGATGGAGAAGAAAGAAGCACTATAACTAATATTCAGTCTTTAGACTTAAACGGTGTTACAAGAAGAAGTCAAGCCTTGAGATTTGCGCAGTATCAGATAGCTGCATCTAAGTATTTAAGAAGAAATGTTCAGTTCACAACAAGCACTGATGCTTTATCCCTCGCTCCTGGCGATGTTATTTCTGTTGCTCAACAAATGTCAGGAATAGCATACGGATATAGCGGTAAAATATCTTCTAACTCTGCTGTTGCAGCGGGTAATAATACTAATGTGTTTATCGAACACTTCACTTCTCCTAGTCTCAGTAATTCTTTCTTTACTGCTAATACAGGCGCATTAGCTTTACGAATTCTTAGTACTGTTGATGATAAAATAGATTTATTCTTGTTGAGTAATACCAAATTTGCTCTATCTAAAACAGACAGCGTTTCAACAGGTTTTGATCTAGGCACACTTAATCCGATTGCTAAATTTGACAAGGAATCAAGAGGCTTTACCGCTATCACTTCATTTAATGCTGATGACGCTCCTAAAAAGGGTGATCTTTGGACACTTGGAGAAATTGAAAACTCACAAGATTACTATACAAACAAAGCGGGTAAATTATTTAAAGTAACTGACATATCTAGATCCTCTGAAAACGAAGACGTTACTATTAGTGCAGTCGAATACATATCTAATGTATATACAGACTCTGATACTTTTATTGACTACACTCCAACAGCTTATACTGATATTTTATCACCTCTATCTGTTCCTCCTTCTCCTTTATTTGAGTTTCGTGCTACTCCTACACGAAGAGTTGACGGTACTGTAAGAGTAGATGGTCTTATTGATATGAGAACTGAGCTTCTAGGTTACGGACAAGATATACAAACTGAGTACTTTATTTCAAGACCTGACGGAGCTACTCTAGTTACTAACACTGAGCCAGGTTCTGTATTTGTTACAGTTAGCAATGCATCTGTGCTCGAAGACAATGCTACTCCTGCTACCTTAGAAGGTAAGAACGGTTTCCAAACTAATATCGGAGAAATCAGATTATTATGTAATGCGATTACTACAGTTGATACGGCTGGTGGTACTTTAGATGGTAATGTTCAGCTTACTGTAGAGGGTCTAAACGTAGCATTTGACCAAAACTTCTTTAAACATGTTTTAGAAGTGAATGATGCAGGTGTGTTTAATAATCTTAAAGGAACTGATTTTGTTTCAATACCCGTAACAGAAAAGGCATCAGTTCAAGGATTATTGAATTTTGTCGGACACGCTACTCAAATAACTGAATTAAGCATGAATATAGCAGATTTTGATAAATCTAATAATACTATTAAGTTTGAGAACAAGAACACTAATGGTCTGACCCTTGTTAATGTTATTCCACCAGCACCATTCTATGTAACTATCAATCAGCTACTTGACGCTAAGTTTTACAACAATAATAGTTTCTATGTAGGCGGTTCTGAGTTTACCTACGTGACTAAAGGTAATCTTAACTCTGTAAGTACATCTATACCTTTAGAAATTAAACCTCGCAGAAGTGAGTTTGTAAGACTATTTGTTGACGGTGTAGAAAAGTCATCTGGTCAGTACACAGTAAACTTAAATACTGGTCTAGCTATAGATGCTAACATTCAATATACAACTGGATTAAATGAAACAGTTTATAGAGCTGAAGTTGATCACTATACTGTGCCTGTTATTGAAGAAGGCGATAATGTTCAAGCCGCTTTTAACAACACTTTTGCAGTAGTAAATGTATCTTACGATCCCGCAAGTGCTGCTTATAATGCAGCTTTAACAGCTAATTCTATATACAGAATCGAATTGGCAGAAACACCTAAGGCAAACTTAGCTGGCTTTACTTTTGTGAACATTAGTTCTGATCCTGTAGGTACGCTACACAATGTTACTGGTAACACCGCTGTTTTAGATTTTAATACCACAGTATTCCCAGGTAACTTTAACTTAGGTAATAACAGAGTCTACAACTTAACAGTAGGTGGTGAGTTTGAGAAGTTATTCCTTACAGATGACTTAGTTATCCCTGATTTACCTATCGGAACTACTACTCTTAAAGCTCGTAACAAAAACGTCATGGGTAGAAGAAGCCCGTTCGTGACTAAGTCTGTTACGGTCGATACCATCCCAATTCAAAAAGTTACTTCTCTTACCATTCACGAATCTCTATACCGTGAGCAAAGTGGTGGTGCAGCTGTACGTGCTACCGTATCATTTGATCATATTACGGGTCAAGAAATTACAGATTACGAAATTTCTTATAGACTTGATAATATTGAGGATATTGGGGTTAATGACGGCGGTGCTGACTTGACTTCATTTAACACAGTAAAAGTACCTGCTACCGGTGTTGAGGATGATGGTAAAATTAGATTTACAGTAAATGGTATTAATAGAGGTACGACTTCTGGTACTAACTCGATTACTTTTAGAGTAACACCTCTCAATAAAAGCATTAGAGGAGTGTCGTCTAATGTTTCTAAAGATATTATAGGCAAAACTGCTGCTCCTGATAATATATTTAACTTTACAGGAGGTCAAAATACTGACCAGATTACTCTTTTGTGGAGCTACCCTCGTTCAACCTCTGGAGATCTTAAGGATTTGGATCTAAAAGAAGTAGTAATACGTAGAGCACCTGGCTCTGTGTCTAATACAGTAACCAATTTTGTTGCATCTGATCCTCTTGTTACAGTTTCTGCTGGTACTGCTAGAAAGTCTATTCCAATTGATACTTTTGGTGAATTTACTTATCTAGCTAGAGCTAGAGATACTAGCGGTAACTTCAGTGAGAGCGTGCAAGGTATTACTCTTACAACAACTCGTCCAGATAGATCTACTGTTGTGTCTGCATTTAACGAAGATTCTCCTGGTACAGACTTTACAGATATAACAAATACTAACCAAGGCGAGTCTAATTTTCCTTCTTTTGCAGACTCTGTTGCAGGTGGATTAGCAGTTGCAGGAGGTAACCAAACAGATAACTCAAACGGTACTTCAACAGGATTTTCTGCGATTTCAGGATCAGCAACTGATCTACTTGTTGCAGATGATGGTGTTTATATTACTAAAATTAGAGATTTTGGCTCTACTGTAACAGGTTCTATATTTGTAGATATTGAAGCTACTCAAGAAGTAAAAACTACATACAACGATACTCATGAAGATATCATCTCAGGTGTTACAGAAGCTTCACCCAACGATAATGTGCTAGTCGATGTTGATTTTGGCGGTATAGGGCATGTTTTAGGTTTCAACAACTCTGCTGTAGTTGATTCTAGATTTGATTCAAACAATCAAACTCTTATGTCTGGAGGTGGCGTAGGTAATGTATATGCTATTTGGAATGATGGTCAGTTTGTAAATGATACCACTAATGCTAATTCATATGCTCTGATTGCAGGCGTTATTAATGCTACAGCTATTGAGTTAGGTGCTTCGTACTTTGCAAATGGTGAACTAACAGGATCAAATGGTTTTGCTAATCTAACTACTGCTGGTAATACCTATCACCTAGTTGACTTGACTCAGTTCTCAGATACAGGTTCTGGTGATACTTATGCAGGAGCACTTGGAGCTATTAGTGCTCAGACTCTAATCAGAACTACAACAGCAGATAACTCTGCGCTCTATGCAGCAACAGGTACAGGTGGTAGAGCCGAAGGTAATGTAGATACATCACAATTTATAGGCGCTGCAACAAATGACGGGTTTAGAACTTATCAGGCTGGTTCTCAAACATTCCGTCAGTTCCAATTAAAATTTATCGTAAACAATTCAAAGCCTAATGAATTTGACTTTACAATTGATAAGTTTAGGTATAGTATAGAAAAGGATACAGTTACTTTTACTCAAACAGTAACATACGACGGCTCACCAAAGACTGTAAGTATGTTAAGCTCTAAGTTTATTAATAGACCTGTAATATCTTATGCAGTGCTTACACAAGAAGACGCAGTTGCAAACCCTGCTATCGTTGTTACAACAGCTGCAAGTAATCAATCAGTGTCATTTAAAATGGTAGCATCTGATGGATCTGGTGAGTATAACGCAAATAGTACAGCAACAGTAATGGTAACTGCCGTAGGAGTTTAAATGTCATTAGTAGATTCAAATACCTTTATTGAGCCAACCGCAGGTACATCATTAAACGCTGCTCGTGGCCAGATAAACAATTCACTTAGATCAATTCTGACTAATTTCAGATCAGAGGCTTCGCCTACTGGTGTTAATATAACTGCCTCTGGTGTTGCTGTAGGCGAACAAGACGGTATGCTTTACAGAAGAGCTAACGCTAATGTTTCAGCTCTTTATATCTCTGACTCGGATCATAAAAAAGACGCCCCTGTAGGTGGTAATTTTACAAGAGTAGGTATCGGCAATAGATTGGAAAATGGCATCGTTTCTATGATGTCCAACGTCACTCACTATGAAATCGGGGAACTTACTGCTACAGTTTCTGCTGATGTTTCTTTAGCATCTAATGCTAGACTTTATTTAAATGTTGCAAATAATAATACTGACGCTGATTTTATTGACGTAGGTATCCCTCCTACAAACGGGTCTGTTGTAAACACAATGATAGCTATTAGCGGCGTTACAGCTGATAGAGTTAACTTCGCATTTGACGAAGTTACTTCTTCTCCTAGTAACAGACAAAATGCACATCTTAAGGTAGGCACTTCAAGCGCAACTTCTAACATTTCAATTCTTTTAGGCTCATCTAATACTACTTCAAACGTATCATTAGTAAAATTACATACTGGCTCTGCTCATACAGCTGGTGTTAATATTTTTGACCAAGACGATAAATACGGACCTCTATCAGCTAATATTATTGCGCAATCTACTATCCAAGGACAAGATACTAGCGTTGCTCCTTTGATTCCGGCAGGTTCTATTATTGCTTGGTCTGGATCTACTGCTCCAGATGGATGGCTTTTGTGCCAAGGGCAGGCTATCAGTAGAACAACGTATGCAGCTTTATTTGCTATATGTTCTACTACCTTTGGAGTAGGAGACGGCTCGTCTACTTTTGAGGTTCCTGACATGAGAGGTAGAACTATGTCAATGGTAGGGACTAACATCAGTTTAGGAGATCTTACTATAGGAGAACTTAATGCGTCTTCTAAAATTACAACAGATTCAGGCTCTGCCAATCCTAGCGTAGGAACTATCACAGTTTCTACAGGCGCTAAAGATGCGGGTGGTGTAACTGTCGTCAACTCAGTCGCTGGAGGGGGTCATACGCATACCTTAACCCTGCCTTCGACAACCGTAAACTTTATTATTAAAACATAAGAGGGAATTATGAAATACATTAAATTTAACATTGATGAAATGAACCAACAAATGGTTTTCTGTGAGTATAGAGAAATCGAAAACGGTCAAAAAGGTGAAATGATGACAAGAGCATTTCCTTTAGAGAAGATCGGTGAAGCAGTACCAAAAATCAATGAACTAGTTGCAGGTGAAATTATTGGTATATATTACGAACTAAGAGGAACAATGGCAGCTAAAGAAACTCAATATTTAGACCATGTAGAAACTATTGAGGATACAGATATTGCATGGATTGAGGACTTTGTTACACGAGCTTGTGTTAATGAAGAATGGGATGAATTACTAAAGCCTCCGTCTGTTGATCAACAGGTCGAGGATTTTATAAAAGAATTTTTTGAAGATGAAGAGGAAGAGCAGCCTTTAGAGCAGAAAGACTTTTTGGCAGAGTTTTTTGCAGAACTAGAGGATGAAGAAGATAAATAACCTCTTAAGGAGTTAAAATGGCATTAACAAGAATTACATCAGGAGTTATTAGTGCAAACGCAGTTTCAGCAGAGAAACTTGCAAATGGATCTCTTACGTCTAGAGTCTTAGCTAATACTTCTATTGAGTTAAAGCATTTAGCCTCCTCTGCAAACTTTACTGGTTCTGTTAATACAGTACAAGCTAATCTAACTGCAAATAATATTCAATTTACTGCTAATCTTAATACTACTTCTAGTAATATAGCGTCTATAACTACAAATGTAAATATAGTCTCTGGCAATGTTGGCGGTGTTGCTGCTAATACAATCCAAAATAAAGCAAATGTTGATACAGCCTTAGATAATGTAGTTCAAATTGTGGCTAATGTAGATACAGTATCTACAAATGTGACAAATATTACTGGAGATGCAACAACTAATTTTACTGTTAACAAAACTTTTGAACAAAATGTAACTATTCAGGGTAACCTAATCGTTGTCGGTTCTCAGGTAGACTTAGGAGTAGGTACTGCTACTATTGACGATAACTTTGTTGTGGTATCTGCTAATTTAACAGGCACTCCTGCTACTGACTCAGGTATTGTTATAAGTCGTGGTTCTGAAGGTAATGTATTTATCGGTGATCATATAGGCGATGAAGGTGTAGTGTTTGCGATCACTGATTCTCCTCACAACAATGCTACCATTGCTATCAGAGAATACATGGATGTTCATGCTAATGCATTCCATGCTGAATCTGATATGAATTTTAGTCGCGTACACTTTGGCCATGTAGATGACGAGACAACAGGTATCATTGTAGATACTACTAATTCACACATTAAGTTCATTGTATCTGGTGCTGAAAAAGCTAACTTAACGAGTGGTGGTAATCTACACTTAGCAGACGGCTCTATCCACTCTGGTAATCTAAACGGTGGTAATCAAATTGATCTAGATGATGATGTTTTTGCAGATAGACAAAACTCTATTGTCGTTAGATCATTACAATCAATTGGTTTCTTCTTAGACTGGAATGATTCTGAAACAGGTAACTTCTTAGGCGTATATGATGCCGAAGATGATCCTAATAATGTTACAAAAGACGATGCTCTTTTCTCGGTTCGAGATACAGGCGATGTTTTTGTTGATCAATCTATCAACATCGGAACAACAGCTAATGTTAACGGTGTAGATCTTGTAGCAAACGACTACGCTACCTTTACTAGACTTAATGCTAATATTAATGTTGTTAATCAAAATGTAGATTCTGGGGTAGGTCTAGTTAAAAAAGTTAATGTTATAACAACTTCTGGATCTAATGTGTTTTTTGTAAATACTCCTTCTGCTACTCAAATACCGACAGATATTGAAAAAGTTAATGTTTATGTAGATGGTGTATATCAACATCCTGATGATCCAGGAACGTCAAATAATGACTTTGTTTATGATTCTTCAGATGCTTCTGTTACTTTTACAGACCCCTCATTACCAAACGGTTTAACTGTTATTATTGACGCCTTATGCCCGAGACCTTAATTTATGCGAAATATTAGACAACTTACTACAGAGCTTACGTTTCGGTGTAATGCTAAGTGTCCTGCCTGTCATAGACAAAAACCTTTATCAGTAAATTTAAACGATTCTAAATATACAATCTCTCTCGACAGATTTAAGCAACTTTTCAATCCAGAGCTTTTAGATAATTTACAATGGCTTGTTCTTAATGGGAACTTTGGTGATTCTATTATGAATAAGCAGTTTAGAGAAATCATTTCATACGTTAAATCACGAGGTGTACGTTTACTAATTCACACTAATGGCGGTATACACGGTCACGACTATTGGACAGATGTTGGTAATATACTAGATAGACATGATATAATAAATTTTGATTTAGACGGTTTATGGGACACTCATCACATATACCGGATTAATACTAAGTTCGAGAACGTTTTTGAAAATGCAAAATCAGTTATCAATACAACTCAAGCCCAAGTCCACTGGAAATATATTGTATTTGAACACAACAAGCATCAAGTGGAGCAGGCTAGGCAGTTAGCTGAAGAAACTGGGTTCACAACTTTTTCTACCGTCAAAACTTCTAGAGATGTTTTTGCTCCTAAATCAGGATCTTTCGTTCACTCTAAGAAAACAAAAGCATATCAAGAAGCTAAAAGACAAATTCATTGTGTTTGGGATGATTGGGGTAAGTGGTATATATCTCCTGAAGGATTAGTATTTAGGTGTTGTTGGACAGGGGGTCATTACTATGATCAGCAAAATGATAGATTTTATTACCCGCCTAAGTTTGAACGCATGTTTAACGGTTTTGAGGTTCCCATCCAAAAAATAATAAGTTATGATTACTGGAATAAACTACAGAATTTTCTTCAAGGATATGAACGGTCTTTTTCCTTATGTAAGTCACAGTGTGGTAAGATTGTTTCATCTATAGAGAAAACAGAGGAAAATTTGAAAACTGGTGAAAAAACAATATTTGACTCTAAAAACCAGTGGGGAAATTAATGGCAGCAAAAACTATTAGCAAAGTTGGAAAGTTTAAATTTTTAAGATTCCCAAACAAGGGTATTAGAAGAAATAAGAAGATATCTAGTCTTGCCACATCAGGAAAATTAAGTTATCCTACTCTTGAAAGATTTATTAATAAAGAACGCTCGCTTGGATTTCCTATTAAGTATTCCAAGCCTATTGGATTTAAAAGGAAAAGAAAATGAAAAAAGACGGACACGTAGATGTTGCATCAGCCCGTAGAATGGTAATGGCTATATGCGAAGATGGTAACAGTATCCTCGAATCATTACCAGCAGATTCAACTGCAGAATTACCGACATGGTGGACAAATAAATTAGCAGTATGTAGTGCCTATATGAATACTGCAAGAGATTATTTAGTATACAGCATAGATTCTCCTGAGCCAGAAAAAGAGGAAATTGTTATACAATATACTCCTGAACCAGAAGCAGAATCAATGACAATCACAGTAGATGAAGACGATATGTTACCTCCTTCATTTAAGATGGTAAAGGAAGAACAAGATGCCGCTGAAAAAGGGCAAGAGTCAGAAGACAGTATCTAAAAATATTAAAGAGCTAATGAAAAAACCATCAAAGGCTCGGTCTAAAGGTATTAGTACTTTAGCCAAAAAACAGGGTATCTCTCGTAAAGAAGCCCAGCGGCGTCAAGCAGTAGCAATAGCTCTCAGCGCAGCGGGTAAGAAACGTAAAAAATAAATTTTGACATAAACATAAAAGTTTGTGACAATATGATCACAAATCTTAAATAAGGAGACTAATATGGCAGTCGTAGATCAACGTGGATTTAATGGATTTGGTTTTTCAATCAATGACATCCCAACAGCAGCTCTTACAGACGGTGGTAGCGAAGTACACATGTATCCAGGTGAATATTCAGCAAACACTGGTCTAGTTGCAACAAATTATGCGTATATTGGAATGGGCGATCGTGATTCAGTAATCATTGATGGCGATGTAACAATTGCAGACGGTTCTTCAGGGACAATTACCTTTAAGAACATTCATTTTAGAGGCTCAGATGCAAACGCCGCTGGCGGTGCAGCTTGTGTAACTAAAGAAGGTAACACAGCAGTAAAGCTTCACTTTATTAACTGTAAGTTCTCAAATGCAGAACACGGCATTAATCAAATGGCAAACTTGACCTCAACAGCAGCAACAGGTGCTCCAGGTCTTGTAGTCGAGTATTGTGATATGTCTGAAGTAAATCAGGCAATCGTATCAAACTGTAATGCAGAAATCAGTTTCTCACAGTTAGGTACAACAGCAAACGCGTATTACGCAGTTGGTGATTCAACACTTAATGGTGATCCAGCACACACAGTTACAGTTCGTGCCTCTACCTCAGGCGGTTCAAACGCAGGTAACATGACAGAAACAGTTCTCGGACTGATTTCCTAATTCTTAAAAAGGAGACTAAATCATGGCTATGATTTCAAAAACAGCAAAAGATCCTATGGCCGGTATCGCTTCAGCAGCCAAGCCTATGGATAAGCCTGGTGGTGATGCTTCAGCATACACAGCCCCTGGCATGAAAAAAGGTCAAGGCTATATGAATGAAGGTGCCCCAAAGACTATGGGCGGATTCCGTTCAGGTGACAACAAGCCAGGTGCTCGTGGTGGCATTTCTGGTAACGTGTCTGTTGCAAAAGAAGATGTAACAAAAGGCATGGGTGGTAAAGTCATCAAAGATATGCGCTAAGGAGTAGACAATGAAATCTATTTCTGGAGCAAATGACAGAGCAGGTACAGTACAGTCTATCGGTGATAACCGTTATGGCGACCGTGAATATGATGAAGAAGCGGTAAAAAAGATGAGAGAATATTACCGTAAAGGTGATGAAGCATCTCGTACTGTCAAAGAAGTAAAAAATCCTTTGCTTCAGTCTGTCAAAACAGTCAAAGCAAAATGAGTATTGCACCTGACACATTTAAGAGATCAATGGGTAAAGTAAAACCTAAAAAGAAGAAGGCTTTGAAAAAGCACGTTAAAATATCTCTAAAAGAAATTTATGGTGTTAATATTAAGTAAGATGATTAACTAAGTTGTACAACCAAGACTTATCGTAAGGCGCACAAATATAAAGTTGCGCCTTACTTGTTTTTAGAGCCTTTTGTACAATATCTTTGTGTTCTACATCGACTGAGACAAATATTAAATCATCTATACCCAACCAACTATAGTCATAGTCCATTGCGTCTATGGCTATTATTTTTATTGAATCTTTAGCGGGACATGCCTCTACTAATTTTTGACTTATAATAGCCCGCTTTTTATCTATTTCTAAACCTATTTGATTAATATGCGGGTATTGTTTATGTAAATCAAACATAGAGTATGGGTACATACCGCTACCTATCATTACTACATTTTTACACTTATCAAACTTGTATCTCTGCTTTTTATCTCTTAATGTTCTTATAATCCAAGCATTCTTCTCAGCTAATTCATAAGGCTTGTGAAGCTTGCCTGTACGTACATAATGGTTTAACAGAGTTATCTCATTTTGTGCAACTAGCTCTTTCCAGATTGCTTCATCTCTTCTGACATCATCCATCGTGTATCTGTTTGATGACATTTGCAGACTCCTCTGTCCCGTTCATATTGTATTCAAAAGGTGTAGGCTTTTCTGTTATAACTTCTTTTAGCATTTCACCTAAATTTTTTATATCATTTCCAGCAGCTACTTTAAAATAACCATGAGGCTCAAAAGTATACGCCCTTACGAATTGTTCCATTTTCTGCCCATCTTGTCTTGGTATGATTATTGATGGGATACCGCTTTGTAAAATCTCAACTGTCGCGTTATAGCCTCCATAAGTAATATAAGCTGCACAATCAACTAACTTTTTTCTTAATTCAGGTATGTACTCAACCATGAGAACATTACCTTTCTTTTTTACGCCAGTTGTTAAATACCTGTTTGCTACTGTCATAACAAAAGTATGTTTTGGAAAGTCAGGAGCGATTTTAAGAATATTTTTAAAAAGCAACATTCCCTCTTCTTTATTAAGCCCAGTACTTACGTAAATGTTATTATTTTTTTGTTCATGCTTACCTACTGATTTATCACATACGTAACCAGTATAGATTAACTTATCTTTAAGATCGTCTATTAATTGTTTACTATTAGCATGCCTAAATCTATCAGTATATAGTGGTAATATTTTTGGATCGCCATGAACTATAACTTTCTCTGCGTAATACTTGATTACGAGATTCTGTGTATATAGAACCCAATCTTGTAATGCATTTTCATGCGGTTCGTCCCACGGAAAATCTCTTACAGAGATAATTATCTTTATGCCACGTTTTTTACACTCTTCAAAATATCTAATATATTCATGAGCAAATTGATGCCTACAAAACGGGAATCCTTCACATACTAAAGTTTTTACCTTGTATTTATCTAAAACTTTAATAAATTGATTTATTCTGTAGTGAATAAGTTCATCCCTCATTATAAACTGGAACATATTGTTTACGTCACTTAGTTTATAATCTTTTAGGAAGGCTACGTGAGGAACAGAGTATTCTAGAGGAGGCTGAAAAAGCTGATCCATGATTATAACGTCATGGGTTTCTCCTACTTTTTCAGCTATAAACTTTACTCGTTGAGAGTGTCCTAATCCTCTGTAATACTGAGTTAAAAAGGCTATCATGTTTTTGGAGGTGCTAAATACGACTTACCCATAGGGAATATTTCAGTTACTGCCTCAGCACAAGCTCTCGCTATCTCGATATGCTCTTTCTGTGTTCCATTTTTTTCACGCAAATCAATATAGTGTAACCATGATCTAAGAGTACCATTAACATATAATCTTGATTCAGTCATGCCTTCTGGCAGAACTGCTCTAGCTTGTTCTTTAGCAATACCCATTTCTATTGCCCAGTTATAAGCTTTAACAGCTTGAAGCCATACTAAATCTTGTTGAGCAGCCCATTGCTGTTGTAATGCGTTATCGTCAGTTTCAATGCTATTCTGTCTATTCTTATAGTCTTGTAATCTAGCTTCCCGAGTTACTCTTTTCAACCCTTCTAACGGATTTGCATACCGTTGGCTAAACTCTTGGAATGAGAATGACCGATGCCGTAAAATCTGTCTAGCGATATCACGAGTTGTGGTGATCTCCATACAGACTGATACCATTTCAAAGGGTGACCAGTGTTTTTCCCTGATTAAATATTTTAATAGTTTTTCTGAAGTTTCAGAGGACATTTGATTATCAGGATTAGAAACTCTAGCGCAATAGGCTATGAGTTCTTGTATATCATTACCCACTACTAAGTCTTCAGGTGTTTGTGAGTAGCTAATAATTCTAACTTCCATTGTGTTTCCTTACATATGTTGCTATATCTTCTCTAGAGTAAAATTTAGAGAATCTTTCTTTTTTAATATCATAGATATCAGGATATACTTTTTTCTTAATATCTTGAATAAATTTTTTCGAACTTTTGAAATTCCAAGCAACTTCGTCTATCGAATCGACGTAATTTAACTCCATTCGTGGCAGTTGTCTAACAGAGAAAGTCGCTAGTTTTTTTGTCGGAGGTATGATTACAGGTTTGTTAAAATTATTTTTTATCAAAACCCATATTTCATTCCTAAATGTATAATCAAAAAGCATTGGAGAATCTACCACTGAGATACCTTCCTCAAATAGGTAGTCATAAAAAGTACAAACCTCAATGATGAATGAAGGATCCATTAACTGAGCATAGATACCAGTCGGGACTGGTATAATCTCTCCTGGTTCTAGTGTGATGTCTTTTATAATACATGCCCGCAAATGAAAAAAGGGCTCGAATGGGAGCGATTCATTAAACCCCCATTCAATGCCGTAGTCTTTTTCTATCGCTAACGCTACAGAACTTTTTTCTATATTTATTTTACAAGTTTTTAAGCTGCTCAAGAGGTTCATCTCCGTTTTTACCAGCAGTAATTGCTTCTACGCAATACTTCTTGAGATTGATTAGTTTCTCATTTCTGATTAACGTATCTGCTCCAGCGTTTAGATTAGTAATGTATTTTGATCTGCCTTTGATTGGTAAAGCTTCAAGTAGAGAGTCTAGTGTTTTGTACTCTCTTGCAAGTCCTTGAGCACGCTTAGGTCCGATACCCTCAATCCCAATAATATTATCAGATTTATCACCTTCAATAATTCTTGATAACATATACTCAGAAGGAGTTACTTCAAAGTCGTCTCTCAAAGTATCAATTGTAACTTCTTTTCTACCAAAGATATTAAAAATAGATACGTTCTTGTCAACAAGCTGATACAAGTCTCTATCGGAAGATACAACCCAGGTGTGATCATATCTATCAGATATATTTTGAGTAATCCATGCTAGAATATCATCAGCTTCAACTCCTCTGAATTTTAAAACTTCTTCATCAAGTTGATCGGGTAAGTCGTTGAGGACTGCAAAAAACTCTTCATACTTTTTTACTTCTTCTTCCTCTTGTGGTTTTTTACGTGTACCTTTGTATTCTTCATGCATATCCATGCGATAGTATGATTTACCGAAGTCAAAACATACAATTGTCCTTGCTGCTTCATAGGACTTTGCGAGTGATTGGATTGTGCGGATAAAGTCGGCGCCAAATGAGCCATAATTGGGTCGTTGTAACCAGCGATAAGAAAGGTTGTTTGCGTCAATAATTAGTAGATTATTGTATGCAGAGTAGTCAGGCTCTTGCAAGTCTGCAAGATCGTTCCAAGATTTAGTCATTGATATCTCCTGTTATTTATATATAACTATATCAATTTTTTATATTGTAAGCAAATGAAAGTTTGATGTACTCGCATAGTCTTATAGCAAATAATAGATTTCCTCTTGCTGACATGTGGTGATATCCAGCAGTTTGATCAAGCGGATTTGGAGCTTTTTCAAAAGTATTTATCTCATTAAAATTTTGATTAGTTAGGTACTCTGTACACACAAGTTCAGGTTTATTTAAATCAACGATTTTATGTGCTAAATCCCAATATAAAATTACTGCTTCTTTGTTCGACAAAAACTTTTTAAGCTTAATCATATTCTTAGAATTGTAAGATATTTCTGAAAAAAGTGAGGGTCTCAAGGGAGCCGTTACCCATACTATATAAAAATCATACTTCTCTTCACAGGTAAAGACTGTCTCTAGAATATCGGACATACTTGCATTTGATATACCATAAGTAGAACATTCGGCTTTAAGCATATTTGCCAAAAAATAAATCCAAGAGGCTTCGTGGTTAAAATACGTATGAATAGACTCAAACTCTGCTAATTGAGCAAAACTATCACCGAAAATTCCTATTTTGAATTTTGGTTTATCAATATTGATAGTATAGGGTAAGTTTACACCCGAAGTACAATAAGGAGTAATAATCTTCATAACTTTTTTGCTACATTTTGATGGTCGATATCTTTATTGGATTCTCTTGATGACAATAGAGTTTTTATCTCGTCAAGATTCTCTTGGCTTAACCTTTTATCATTTCTTGACATTATTTTATCATTTACTAGTCTAACTAGGTTATTGTAGTTTCTAAGTGCTTTTGGTTTTAATAATTCGTGATCCATAATATTTAATCTTTTTACTTGTTCCATAAACATTTCTAGTCTTTTGTCAAAATCAGTTATTTCTGAGAAAGAATAATCAATCACCTCATCATATAACTCAAAGCCAAGATCTAGATAATTTTTATATATATTCTCACTTCCAAAAATTATCAAAGGCTTTTGGTGTGCGATGGGAACCATAGTCTTTTCTGTAAGAGTGTATGTATTATCCTCACCTTCGTCCATCATATATTCACACACAACACTCCAAAGACTATTTTTAAAAGCTTCTTCTGGCGGTACGTGCATATCAAAAGGTACCTTATTTAAATGCTGATCTGATTCATAAACATTATCAAAAGTAATTTTTCTATTATCAAAATATTTAAAAGGGTATTTTGTTTCATAACCTTGCCAACTTACGTAATTATCGTTTATAAGATCATGTTTTTCTAATGCGTCCACAAAAGCGCATCTTTTAATACGAGGTCTGTGGTTCAAAGAACAAAAGTTTTTCTGAGGGTTGGTAGGTTTGAATGATTGATTAGCTCTCTTCAAACCCATCATAGATTCATAACCGTGCCATGTGCAAAAATCTTCATATATTACATTGAATTTTTCTTCTAAAGATTTGTAAAATATTCTACCTACAGTTGAACTGTTTATTATGTGTAATGTAGTCTCACCTATTAATTCTATATTTTCTAATTTTTTCATACTTTTAGAACCGATTACATGATCTTCAGGACGAAAAAACTTTATGTAAGTAGTGTTAAGAGTTTTTTCTTCTAACTCTCTCCATTTTACTTCATTAAAGTAGCCTATAATATTCATTTGAATTTTGGTTTTACTACTTCTAGCCAATCATCTAATAGACAAACTTTAAAATTACAACCAAAAGATTTAATTTCAATGTACGACGCTACTTCTGTATCATCATCAAATCCTACAAAATCTTTTGATCTGTTCCATCTAAATATAAGTAAAGGTTTCTTGTTCATTACTTCAGCCTCTCTAACTGCTTGTCTCCAGAATTGCAGCATGTCTGTAGTTTTTGAAGTTAAAAGATTGTTCCATTCAATATCTTTATAATGCTTACACTCAATAGCATAAGGCCACCACGCGGTATCATGAGGAGTCCAAATGTCTCCTTTTAAATAATCAATAGATCCTGAAAGAGGAACCCTTCTGAACTCAACATCAAATTCTTTTGTTAGTCGTGTAGCTATCTTTTGCTCATACGCTGAACCTTTAGCTTTATTTTTATTTGTCATAATATAAATCCACTAATCTGTAAGGTATACTTAGGAACAAGCCCTGCATTACAGCTCAAGTGATCTAAGTAACCGTCCCACAGATAACAGTCTCCTGCTTTCCATGGTGGAGCTATCACATCATCGTATTGTAAAAAATGTCCGAACTTCCAATCTTCTAAAAATACGTTAGCTCTTGCCATTTTTCTTTTTTCTTGAGGATTTTTACTATATACCTTGAAGAACTTATCTTTGTGTATTGGTATGATATTTCCTGGGTCTTGTCTGATTGAGCTTACTGTCTGTACATCAAGATTTACAAGTTTGCCTAATTCTCTTTTGAGATCTTTATCGTCCCACCAGACCTGTCTAATTTGTGTATTTTCATTTACATAGGATTCAGGTAAAGTTTTAACCCCGTGTTTTTTAAATATGTCTTTATTTTCTTCTTTTTGGTGTCCTATACAACAATAGCTGTTGCTATAATCAGCAGTTAAAAACATATTAAAATCTAAATTCAATTTAAGTTGTTTAATCAATTGTCATCCTTCCATCCCAAACCCTTGAAAAGCATAGTCTATTATTTTCTAATCCTCTGCTATATTCTTGAAATAAACCTTTTGTATCAATTCCAAATATTACACATTTAGAAGGCTTCACGTCAAGTTTACTACACCAATATTCTTGTGCTTGTTCATATTTGTTTACAATATAGTTAGCAGGGAATTCTTGCATCATAAAGTTACCTAAATAGACACTCATATGATTAAAATAATTATGACCATCTTCATTTACTACATATAAAGGATCTTCAAACTTTGTTTTTTGGATACGTATTCCTACTCTATGAGTTTCTAGAGGAAAAGCTTTTGATAGAGAGGATACTAAATATTCTATACATTTATGATCTAAATTAATTGAAAAATTTTTAGCTATATTAATATAAGCTAAATCAAGCATTACTGGAATATTCTTGTTATCGCAGGTAATAAGGATACTTTCAAGGTCTGGGTACAGGTCTCCAGAATCTGAAAAAGGACAACTCATAACTAGGATGTCACCTTCACGCAGATCATCGTCATGAAACCATGCAAAGTTATCAGGTTCTTGGAAGTAAAGTTTTTGAGTCATTTTGTGATAAAAATAATCACCTTTGATCAATCTCAGCCTCTTAGTATCCTTATACCTAAGATAAAAGTTAGTAAATGATTCTGTAGTACCGTTTGTAAAGCAACATTCAGTGTATTCATCAAAACCGACTAAATCATGAGTACTAGCCATCCATTCTAAGTAAGTATCAAAAAATGAATGTTTAGTATAATTTATATCTGTTGAGTAATTAGAGTAATTTTGAATTAACTCGTTTAAATATTCTACTTGTTCTTTATCGTGTACGCTATACGCACCACCAAAAGGTTTTGCTTTATTATTAGGTAGTCCAGTTTTTAGCATTTAATAACCTAGCTTATATTTTCTGATAATATACTCTTTTAAGAAATCACTTCTTACGATATCATCAATCTCAAATTCAACAGTTGTGAAACTTGGTATCTCTTTCAGAATTCGCATGAATTTCTGTATACCATTTCTATCATTTTCTCTAGTCAAGTCAGTTTGCGTATAGTCTCCACAAAATATAACTTTACTATTTTTTCCAACTCTTGTGATTATACTATCAAGCTCATGAAAATTCAAGTTCTGACATTCATCCACGATAAGGACAGCGTTATTTATTGTTATCCCCCTGATAAAAGAAGTACTCATAAACTTGACGTTGTTCTGCTGTTTGAGAGAATCATAAGAGTCTTTCATACCAAAAAGCTCCCTACAGATTGATCTGTACGGAGCTTCGTATATTGATACTTTTTCTTGTTCATCACCAGGCAGGAAGCCTATATCACGGGTTGTTACTGCTGATCTTACAATGAAAACATCGTCATAAACACTAGAAGGATCAAGCACCTCTTCTAGGGCTAGGTACAGGCTCATAAAAGTTTTACCTGTACCTGCAATTCCGTGAAGAAGTAAGTGGTCTCCGTTTTTATATGCTGAAAAGGTTTTTTCTTGGTTTTTAGTTATAGGTGAGAAAGTAAGTAGGTCGTCAATTCTGACACGTTTTAGATGGTGTTTACCATTACCGTTTCCGTTCGGCAAGTAAATCTCCTTTATTGATTTTGTTCTGAAGTGAAATACTTCATTAATTCAGTATAACCTCCTATGTGAACATCCTCAATAAAAATTTGTGGAACTGTGCGAGCATCGGGTACTACATTTAATAAATCTTGTTTGGTAATTCCATGTTCACCAATATATTTAATATGTAAAGAAAATCCTCTTTTAGTAAGTTCTTCTTCAGCCATTTTACAATAAGGACAAGATGTCTTACTCCACATGGTAGCTTGCATTATAAATCTCCTTCTTTACGATTTTCTGAGTAGTGTACGTCAAACTCACCTCCAGGATATCTCGCTTTGAGTTTGTTTACGTTCTCAGCAACTACATCGTTTGGGTCCAAGCCCAAAGCACGACAAGCATTAATCCAATACCACATAATATCACCGAGTTCTCTTTTAGCATGGAATACTGTATCTTCATCCAATGGTTTACCTTGAAAAATACATTTTTTAACAATTTCACTAAACTCTCCTCCTTCAGAAGCCATACCGATAGCTCCAGTTAATAATAGGGCTAAATTAACATCAGTTTTATTATCAAGATCAACTAGAGTTCTAGTTAAGTGGTTAGTATTATTAGATTCTGCAGATGTGACTTGTTTTACAAAATCCATATATTTATTTAGATCAATCATAGACTAAATCCTTTGAATGTATCTTTAGATACGTCTTGTTTTGTTCCTCCAATTACATAACTAGAGATTTCTGTTTCTTGAGGTGCGACTTGTACTTCCGCACCACTAATCCACTGCTGAGTCCAAGGAAGTGGGTTTGCTCTTGGTACTTTGTATGGAGAAGCTACACCAATAGCTGTCATACGTTTATTAGCAATCCACTCAATATATTCAGATAAGAGCTGGGCATTCAAGCCAATCATTGAACCGTCTTTGAATAAGTATTCTGCCCAGGCCTTTTCTTGGTCTACTGCTTCTACAAACATTTGAATTACGTCTTGTTCACACTCTTTTGCAATCTTCACAAAATCTGGATCATCTTGTGGTAACAGTTTCAATATTTGCTGCGTAGAGCCAAGATGTACATTCTCGTCACGAGCAATCAACTTAATAATCTTAGCGTTACCTTCCATCTTTTTTAGTTCAGCAAAAGCCCACGAACATGCGAATGATACGTAGAAACGAACACCTTCAAGAATATTCACACTAGCAATACATAGATATAATAGCTTCTTGAGTTCATATAGATCTATATTAACTGTTTCTGTACTGTGTTGTACCATTTCAGGCTTACCGTCTACATAGGTTGTTTCTCCTGTGGTAGAGATCATATGCTTACCTTCACCTAGTAGTTGATAGTATTTAGTTTTCTCAATTAACTCATCATAGTGCTTAGAGATAGAATCAGCACAATCAACAATCTCACTGATATCCATCATTTCATCAAACACCTTAGAAGGATTAGGGTAGATATTACGAATAATATGCGTATACGAACGTGAGTGAATTGTTTCACTAAATGTCCATGTGATAATCCAGTTTTCTAATTCTGGAAGCCCGACAATAGAACCAAATGACTCAGCAGGCGCACGTCCTTGTACAGAGTCCAACACGATCTGTCTTTTTAGGTTTGATGTAAAGATGTGCTGTTCATGTTCAGTTAGATTTTTGAAATCACTTGCATCGCGCAAGATATCTACTTCCTCTGGTCTCCAGAAGAAGCCAAGTTGTTTATCTGTTAATTTATCGAAAGCTCTATATTTTAGCGTATCGAATCTTTGCATACCAAGTGGCTCGTCAAAAAACATTTTAGCTTGGGTATGATCTGTTGAGGTTTTGTTTAATACTGTCATTTTCTTTCCTTATAGCACACAGCTTTCACAGTAGTCGTCATACTCTTCCTGTGTGTCAAAATCGTCTCTTGTTTTTTCATCATCTAATTTTGATAAGTCAATCTCGCCCTGACCATCAAAGGTATTAAAGTAGTACAACTGTTTACCGCCGTACTTATAGAACATTAACAAGTGCTGGATCATAGTACTCATCGGTATTTTTTCGTCTTCAAAGTATTGTGGGTTGTAACTAGTGTTTACACTAATACCTTGATCAATATATTTTTGTAAAATAGCACAAATTTTCAAATAACCTTCGGGAGACTTTTGATCCCATAATAGATTATATTTAGTTCTTAGCTTATGAATACCAGGAACTACTTGCTTCAAAACTCCGTCTTTAGACTGCTTTACAGAGACAAAAGAACGTGGCGGCTCAATTCCGTTTGTTGCGTTCGCTATCTGAGCAGAAGTTTCAGAAGGCATCAGAGCCATTACAGTAGAATTACGTATACCGTTATTTCTTAGATCTTCACGTAAACCTTCCCAGTCTAAACGTTCTGTATAAGTAACAAGCTCATCTACGTCTTCTTTACGAGTATCAATAGGTACAATGCCTTGTTGGTACTTAGTCTCGGCAGAACCGCTTGGAGCACCTTTTTCCTTTGCCAGGTCACAGCTTGCTTTGATTAAATAGTAAGACCATGACTCGGCGTATTCATCGAGTAATTCTAGATCTGGATTTTCATATGTTGTACCATTCTTTGCTAACCAGTACGCTAAGTTAATAATTCCAATACCCAAGGGACGTCTATGCCTTGTAGCTATTTCAGCTGCTTTAACTGGGTAATTTTGATAGTCTAACAAGGCATCTAGACCACGTACCGCAAGCTCACATGGCTTTTCAAAATCTTCTGGATTAGTAATTTTACCCCAATTAATAGCACTGAGCGTACAAAGTGCTATCTCACCTTCCTCATCGTTAAAGTCGTTTAGCGGTTTAGTAGGAAGATTGATTTCACAACACAGGTTTGACTGTCTTACAGGAGCTTCTTTTTCGTTAAAAGAAGAGTGAGTATTAGCGTGATCTACATTCATCAGATAAATGCGTCCTGTATTTTTACGTTCTTCCATAAACATACTGAACAGCTCAATTGCTGGAATAGTTTTTTTGCGAATGTTCGGATGTACTTCTGCTTTTTCATACAGATATTTGAATTGATCTTGATCCTCAAAAAAGGCTTCATACAATCCTGGAACGTCACTTGGTGAAAACAGTGTAATATCACCTCCTGTTAATAAACGTTCATACATTAGTTTGTTGAACTGCACACCGTAATCCATGTGTCTGACTCTGTTATCCTCGGTTCCTTTATTGTTTTTAAGCACGAGCAGGTCCTCGACTTCAAGGTGCCAGATAGGATAATACAGTGTAGCGGCTCCGTTTCGCACGCCGCCTTGACTACAGCTTCTAGTAGCTGACTGGAACATCTTGTAGAAAGGTATGACTCCGGTATGATAGGCGTCACCACTTCGGATGGGGCTACCAAGTGCTCTAATTCTACCTGCTCCGATCCCAATACCTGCTTTTTGAGAAACATACTTAACAATACTGCTAGTAGTAGCATTAATGCTATCAAGCGAGTCGTCCGTTTCAATGAGTACGCATGAGCTAAACTGTCTTTGTGGAGTTCGTACCCCCGCCATAACAGGAGTAGGCAGACTGATATCAAAAGTAGAGATTGCGTCATAGTAATCTTTCACCCACTTCAATCTTGTTTCTGCTGGATAAGACTGAAAAAGTGTCATCGCAATCAGCATATAAGCCATTTGCGGAGTTTCAAAAATTTCTCTAGTTACACGATTCTGAACTAAATATTTACCTCTGAACTGCTCCATAGCAGCGTAGGTAAGGGTATCATCTCTATCATGCTTAATATACTTATTCAGCTTATTAAATTCTGCTCTGCTATAAGTATCTAATATTTGTGCGTCATAAAAACCTAGATCAACATTTTTCTTAATAAGGTCAAGTAGAGACATAGGCTCAAATTGGCCATAAACCATTTTACGTAAATGATAGTTGATAAGCCTACCTGCTACCCACTGATAGTTTGGAGTTTCTTCACTAATAAGGTCAGCAGCTGATTTAATGAGTGTTTCTTGAACATCTGAAGTTTGAATACCGTCAAAGAATTGAATCTGACTTTTAATCTCTACTTCACTTGGACTAACACCGTTAATATTTTCACATGCATAGAAAACTACTTTGTGTAACTTTTCAATATTTAATTCTTCGCGAGTGCCGTCGCGTTTAACTACTTGTGTCATAATTTTTCCTTACTGAATTGAACTAATGTTATCGTCTTTGACGATAGAAATTTTATTTATCAGAGGATGTGTGAAGTCGTGAGAAATCAGAAACACATTAAGATTCTCTTCTTCTTGAAGCACCTCTATTAATTTTTCTTTTCCTTCGTCATCGAGTACACCTGTTATCTCGTCAAGGAATAAAAGATTCACACTGCTCCCACCTAATTTAGAAAGCAGGCTACGAATTGCTAATAATATAGACGTTTGGATTCTGGAAAACTCTCCACCAGAAACAGTCTCAATAGGAGTTGCTATACCGTTGTTGATAACTGAGATATTCAGCTTTTCTTTATCTAATTTGAACTCTACTTGAAACTGCCCATCACTTAAAAGAGATAAGTAATGGTTTATTGAAACCTCTAATTCTTTCGTCAAATTCTCTAATTTAAAAGCAACTATTCCTGACGTAGAAAATGCTTTTTTAAGAATATTTAAAGAATTTAACTGATCATGTTTAGAAATACTATCACTTTTCACAGCAGATTGTCTAATAGAAAATTCTTCTTTTTGTTCTAAAAGTGCATCAACCTTAGCGTTATGTGCTGATACGCCACGATTATGCTCTACTGCGTCATTCGTAAGTTGCGTTTGTTCATTATATTTACTGCGTAGAGTTTGGATCTTTTCTTTTAGATTACCGATATCTGGGTATTCTTTTGGAATATTATTATCAATCAGTTGAGATAAAGTTTCAAAGCGTTCAATGTTTCTTTTGTTTTCTGAGTATTTTTTCTTTTCCGCATCAATTTCTTTTATCTCATTCGACCACTTAGTAGCTTTTACTAATCCTTCTTTATGTACTGAAGTCTTTTGTTCAAGCTTTTCTTCCTGCTGAGTTTTGATCTGCTCAAGATGAGTTATATCGATAGTCTGTCCACAAGCTGAACATGTATCGTTTAGGTTGACGTTTCTTATATCTTTTTCTAGTTGTTCCATATCACGCTTCAACATAACTAGATCTTGCTTTAAAGTTTGATACTCGTCCCAATACTCAAACTCAGCTGGTTCTGTCAACCCTGCCTCGAACACTAACGCATCTCTTTCTGATAGGTACATATTGTTTTTGTCTATCTTCATACAAGTTTCGTTGTAGTTTTCAACTTCTTGTTGTAAGACACCAATCTGCTGCTGTAGAGTTTCGTCTACAGTAGGCATTATCATAACTTCTTGATGTTCTGGTATAGTTGTAGCTTTTAGAAAATCTTCAATTGATTTTAGTTCGCCCATCAGCTTAACAGTTTCTCTATCAACCTGTGTAGCTTTTGCTTTTACTTTATCACCGATTTCGATATACTTTTCTAGGTTGAAAAGATTGATTAGAAACTTCTTGCGGTTTGAGTCTGTTGCTTTTAAGAACTCTAATAGGTCTGTAGAAGACTGGTATGTGAGCTGAGAAAACACTTCAAAGTCTAAGCCTACTATCTCTTGTATCTTTTTGTAGGTATCTAACACTTTGTGGTCTGATATATCAACACCGTTCTCTAACAGCTTTACTTTTGTTTGTGCGCCTGAACGAGTTACTGAGACCTCATACTCATGTGGAAATACGCTAAATGTTAGACTACCTGACCAGTTCTTTTCTTTTGACCAACGGTTAAGAATGTCAGTCTTTTTGATGCCTTTTACATTCTTGTTAAATAGTATCTCTTGAATGATCATAGCAATTGATGACTTACCGCTACCGTTCGGGGCTGTCAACTGTGTTATCTTATTGCCGTCTAAACTGATTTCATTTGTTTTGCCGTATGAAAACATATTAGAAAACTTCAGCTTTTTTAGGGTGATGTTACTCATAGTATTTTCCTTCTAATCCTTTCTGTACAAATATCTTTCTCATATATGCCATTGTCAATTCTTCCCAAGTGATAAAAGACTGATAATCATAGGCAGCTGAAGATCTAATTTTATCCTCTAATCTTCCTATTATATTATCAGCTTTTTCCCATCCTGTCATTTTAACTCTTCGTGTCAGTTGTGGGAATGCTTCGTACAAAAAATCATTATTCTTGTCACCTGGCTGGGTCTGGTCAAAGTTAGCCGCATAGTGGCAAAAGATAGGTTCTAACGAAGTGAAGGTAAAGAATTTATGATCTTTTGCTCTAGCATATTTTACAATGTTTGGAGAGTCTTCCCACCAACCCATGCCTATCTCTGGGTGTAGATCTGGATTATGACCTGAGAAGATTAGTATGTCACACCTTGAATCTACATAGTTGAATAGATTGCAGAGAGCAATCTGTGAATAAGAGTGCGTAAACTGTCCATGCTTTACTGCGTCTGGTATTGTTTTCTTCAGCATTTGTTCTTCTGACAGATTTACTATTTTAATTGGTATGTTTCTGTCTTTACAATACTTTGCGGCATAGATAATGTCATGATCATTTTCGCCATTAAACAGCCTCTGTGTAACAGCACGAAATGGCACTCCTTGTTCATAGAATGTTTCAGCTGTTACTTCTGAGTCTATACCGCCAGACAGCGCTAACACAAAATTATAGTCTGTGCCATACTTTGCGACAAATGCTTTGACTAAGAGTGATAAATCATTTTTGAAGCTTTTAGATCGCCTACGATAGATGGGTACTGTTGCTCTCACTCCGATAGACGGGATGAGAGAAGAACATAGATATGAGTATTCAGGTCTAAGCCAAGAGTTGTTTTGTACATACTCCCAGTAAACACGATTAAGAGAGAGATCTATATTCATCTAGTATCTTCTCAACATCAGCAACTTTGATATGATTTAGATAGATTTCAAGTTCTTCGTAGGTTGACTTGCCTTTGAGATCTAGCGTAGAATCTTCAACAGGCTTCTCAACCATCTTTTTATCTAACAGCTCTGAGTTCTCAATCTTTGCAAGTTGATCTAGCGATCCTGTTACTTCATACACTACATGATGCTTTGCGTCGTCTATCATCTTCTCACCAACAGCAATCTTACGACGTATCAGCTTTGGCAGATTTAGATCATAAAATGAGCGGGAATAGTTCTGATCGTCTATAAAGTCATAGATATCAACTCCATACTCTCTTGTCTCATCACGGTCAAAGGTGGTGTTCAGAGGAGAGCCAGGATAATAAGCATTTGTATCACCATAACGATGATTAAAATGCAAGTCACCCAAAAGAATGAGTTTCCACGGTTTGAGCTTATCAAAGTCATACTCTGGCGTAATATGGGGTGGAACCTCTCCTCTAATATGCGTAACCAGAATATCGCCTTCAGTATACGTGGGTAGGTTATCCATCTGCATTTCCCCATACGGATACATTTGGAAACCGACGCCAGCCACATCACAGCGTCCATTCTTGCAATATACAGTGACGTTCTCATTTTTGATAGCATTCTTCTCAGTAAGATGTTCAAAGAAAGATTCTCCTTTTCTAGTAGCTTCATGATTGCCTGGGATGATGAGTGTGGGTATTGTGACCGAATTGATATAGCTCAAAAACAGAGAGATTTCATCTGGTTGCGGTTTAGTATCAAAGATGTCACCAGCTATCACATGCACATCACACGACTGTTCAAGTGCGATGAGCTTACGGAACATTTCACGGAATCTACCCACTTGCCATTCGTATGGAACCTTCTTTTTGTGAAGATTGATATGCCAGTCAGCTGAACATAAAATTTTTGTCATTGCTATCTCTCTTTATTTATGCTAATTTAGTTGCACAGCAAGTGAACAACGCTACACCGCAGGTGAAAAGCTGTTGAACAAGGCTTGCCTTATATTGCATTGCGTGGGCGCGTAGCGCCCCAGCTAGGAACGTAGTTCCGCAGTTTCTTATACACGTCATACCTACGCCCACTTTTCTATACGAATATCAGGTCCACATAAACACTCATTGAATGGGCAGATCACTGCATTCTTAGGTTTAATTATATTCTTCTTAAAGATATTTCCCATCTTAGCTCTAGGATAGTTTAGTAAACAAGCACTAGGATAGATGTCACCATTAGGTTTGATGTGTATTCTATCTCTGCCTATTGCACACTTCATACCTTTAAAATTACTATATTTCTCTCTTATTTCATATAGTGACGGGTGCTTAGTTTCTCCATCAACTATAATACTCATATTCTCATCAACTCGTCTTGGAACTTGATTGAACATTTTAAGTTGTTCGTCCGAGTATTCAATGAAATCTCCAGAGATGCCTACAGAATCTGTAAATTCATTCTTTATCTTATTAAGACTAACTGTCGTTATCTTACTAAGTTTTTCATAACACTTCATCGAGTAGTCCCAGTTCTTAGGGTCAGGTAGAAGTGTTATGCTATGCAAGAATCCTGCATGATGCAAGTAATTTGCATTTTCATAAAACTTATCTAAGTCTGCAAACTCAGTGTGATAACTAGCACTGATGAAGTTCCCTAATCCTACATTTAATACTTTGATATACTGTATAACTGGTACTGATAAATTTGTTGTTAGTTTTATCACAAAATTATGCTCAGATAACCAGTTTACTAATTTGACCCACTGCTTGAAGAGTGTAGGCTCGCCTCCTAAAAAATTAATCTTTATAGTTTTGTTACCAAAGAAGTTAGACAAGTACTCAAAGCTATCTAAGTACTCGTCTAATTCTTTGAAGTTAAAAGGTTGAGTGTTATCATAACTTGCACAGTATGAACAAGAATAGTTACATCTTTGTGTTATATCCCACTCAACCTCAACTTGAAAAGAAGGGTTGTCGTATTTAAGACTCTGGATTTTCACGGCCAATAATCTTAGATACATCACCTTCAAAGGTGTATGCACCAACATGATTGAGTTTTGTGTTAGGGTCTAACCAAATCTCTCCTCCGAGCTTTTGCCATCTACGACAGAAAGTATAGTCTTCTGATAGATAGCGATTATCATCGGGATCTAAAATAGTATCAAACAAAGCATAACAATACTTGTTAAACTTTGGATCTATATTTGAATCATTACGATAGTGTAGCTCAGGATGTGCTGCTGTCATTTTCTCAATAACTTCACGTTTAATTAAGAAAAACCCTGTAGAGGCGTCTAGAACTTCTACAGCACCGTTTTCAACTCTCACCTGTTTTGTAGCTTGATCTATAAACTTGAAGTTAATAGCGTACTGTACAGGTAAAGCTTTCTTAGGATATGCCGCAGCCATGATTGGTTTATCATACGCTAAAGCTCTAAGAATAGCTTCTGAGTCAAACTCGATATCAGCATCAATGAACATCAAGTGTGTACAATCAGACTCTAGGAACATTGCTGTAAGAATGTTTCTAGCTCTTGTTACTAAAGATTCGTTACGTAATGTAGTAATTCTGAAGTTGATGCCGTGTTGCATGAATGTCTGAGACATTCTGAACATAGACAAAAAGAATTGATCAGTAACTTGTCCACCATAACAAGGAGTAGCAAAGAAAACATTATGTTCTCTAAGCATGTTAAGGTCAATCTGTGCTTGACCCCCATCTACTTCTTTGAAAGCGCCAAAGGTTTTCTTCTTCGGCTTTTCAGCAGAAGCCATATCTGCTAGAGACTTTTTCATGCTAAGTCATCCACATCTTCGGCTGGTTTGAATTCGTCGGATACATCACCCGCGAAGTATGAAGTGTTTTGCAGTAACCACTCTTTTTGCTCTTCATAAGTTTGACGCTTATAGATCTTTGAAAGTTCAAAGAGTTCTAGCGCTTTTTCTTCTTCTGTAAGAGGTGAGTTGTTACGGGCTGGAAGGCAGGAGTACTTCACGTTTTGTGGAAGTGGACCTGTCTTTTCTTTTTTAATGGTAATGTCATAGCCTGCATCATCGCTGGCTGGATTACCGTAATCAGGGTTTGTAGCATAATCTACAATCTGAGAATAGATTGTTGAACGAAGATCGAACAACTTAATCTTACCATCAGAGCGATCAATTACATTACATACGTAAGAAAACTGAGGCTTATCTGCATAGATAGCTTCATCGATTTCTTTGAAAGGGTCTTGAGCTGAGTTATCGAATGTTTCAGTTTCACGACTAAATTGAAGACACTCTACAGGCATCTTCTTTCCTTCAGTTGTTACTACCCAGTAACAGTAACGTGGCATCACGTCACCGATTAGACGAATCTTAGTATCTCCGATACCAAGTGTTAATCTTTCAATTTCTCTGCGTTGATTAGAGCCAGTATTTTGTTTACCCTTGGCTTTATCCCATGCGACCATCTGTTTCTCCTTTTTGTTGAACGTTGGTTCTTATGTGTAGGTATTCCTCGTTATCGAGGACTCTTGTGGAAAATAAATTTTATCTCCTTTGACTGTTACAAAGGGATTTTGCAAATCTTTTCTAATATAGTTCTTAGCGATGTAATCTTGAGCTTCACTAATTCTACGCATAGAGAGCATTTGCAAGTACTCTGTTTTATATAAAACAGAAGCATTTTGAGTTAAGAAATATGGATTCTTGAAATAACTCATTGGCTCTTCTGTTTTGTAGTTGCACACTAGCCTATTGTTTTTCTGCTCCAGTAAGCCAGTTGTGAATAGATGTATAGGGATGTGATTAATTTTTAATGCTTTCATCAATCCCTTAGTAGTATATGGATTATACAATGAAGTTTGTGCAAAAGTCAAGATCAATATGGCGGTTTGATCCTTTCTTGCCTTTGATACTAATTCATACCAGTTAAAGTATATAATATCCACGCTGCTGATACCACTGTAATCGTTTAGTTTGCTGTCTTGCGACTATTCCTCCAGATAACCAAAAGTCAACTATCATAGGAACTTGTTTATCTGGGTGCTCTCTAATGATTCTCCCAATCCGCTGTTCTAACTTAATAGGATTATTAGAAGGACAAGTGAGATATAAAGTATCAAGCCTATGACAACTGATTCCTTCATCGAATAGCTTGGTTGAAAGGACGCACTTGTATTTTCCTCCAACATTTTGAAGAACATCTTCTCTAGTTGATTCATCTGATTCTCCTATAAGACAAACACTATCAGGAATCATTTCCTGAAGATCTTTTAACATTTGTACACGCTCACCTAGTATGAGTGGACAACGACCAGTGACTATCTGACTTTTGGCAAAATTAGCGATAGCTTCCAAGTACTTTTGATTTTTGCAAAGCTGGTTCAGCTGGCGCGACCAGTCTCTTTTCGGATCTATTACAGGGAAACGAAAGTCAGTACGTTTAATCTGAACTACAGGGTCTTGTAACTGTCTTGGATCACGAGCCTCTACCATGAAAGGTGAGAAGTAGTCTGCTAAGAAAACATGCTTTCCATCTTTCCTTCTTGGTGTAGCTGATATACCAATCTTTATTTTCGCGTTAAGTGAATTAAGTGCAGTAGAAAACATTTCAGCTGGGCATAAATGTGCTTCATCTACTAAGATCATTGAGAACTTCTCAGAGAGTTCGTCCCTACGATTATACACAGACTTATATATACCTACAGTAATATCTTGAATATCACACAAACCGTCGCCTACTCTACCTATTTTAGCCGTTGGTATCTGTCTTTCTAGTTCTTCAATCCATTGCCTAAATAACAGCTTAGTATGAACTAAAACCAGTGTTTTAGTTTTGTTTCTTGAGATAATTTCACAGCCTGTAAAAGTTTTACCCCATCCACAAGGAGCCTGGAGTAGCCCAGATCTTGCTCTTCCGCGTTTGAAAAATTTATCTACTACTTCAGCTTGTTCCCAACGTAATGATCCGATGAAGCTGAGATCTGCATCCGTTTGTTCAAAATTTCGTTGGTCTTCGATTTCCTCCCATTCAAGTTTATGATAGGAATTTGACGGTACGATATAGTAGTCTTCGTCTTCTGAGATGGTGGACAAAAATTCATCTCCATTGTCATAGGTATATAGTGAGAGAAGATGATCTTCATCAAATACGTCTTTCTTCTTAATATAAATTTTATCCGACAAGAATATCTTTTTTACTTGTGCTTTTTTCAATTATCTTCTCGCTTATACCATTTACCCATTTAGCTCAGTAAACCCATTTTCTCTGTCTAAAAATTTAAACTGAATAGTATGTTCATCTACCCAAAAATCTTTTAATTTTTCTATAACATCACTTATTTCAAAGTCTTTACAAGAATAAACATCTAACTGTAATAGCCCTGGATGTGTATCTTCCCATGTGTGTAAGACTATGTGACTAGTAGTAATCATAGCAGAACAGGTAATACCTCTGTTTCCTGGCATATTAGATCTAACTGCTTTTGGTTCTGTTAGCAATTCCATACCAATTTTCTCTACAAGTACCTTCATCCAAGTCTCATAATATCTTTCAACTCTGCCTCTTGCTAAAAACCTAGCTTGAAGAAGCAGATGCTTATGTACTAGCATTATATCCTCATATAAGTATTGTTATTAGGCTCAAAAGAAAATTCTTTGAGATACCACTCATCTCCGACTTTCACTACAGTCCCAAATATCTCTTCATTCAATTCTAGCTTCTCACTTGTTGGAATAGTAAAAGGGTACGACACATTCTTTATCCAAACTAGATTATCATTTACTTTTACAACCTTATTACAGAACGATCTGGCAGTCATGGGTTTTGATAAATCATGTGGATTAGCTTCACAATCCATTCCCCATCTACAACCACTGTAAATTAGTTCTTGAAGGTTCTTACAAGTATAATCAAATTTTAACCTAGTCTCAAGAGTAGCTAATCTTGCAAAATAGTCACCTGCTAAAGATTTATCATCAACTGTTTCAAAATGTCCTGTATACATTCTTTTGATATACATTTTTGTTAAGTCATATTTAATCTGATAAGGTTTTTGTTTAATTCCGAAAAAAGGATATTTTATGAATTCAAACTTATTCATCCCTTTTTTCGCTTTTTCCTATTTTTTCTAAAGGTACTAATCATCCTAGCTAAACGTATTGCCTTTTTGATTCTTCTTCTTTTCCTTGCGAATAAAGAATTTTCAATGGTTCTTCCTTTACGTTTATCTTTTTGTAACATGTTAATCTCCTTACAATTCGGTTAGTTCACCCCAACTAGGCCCAACTTCAAAGTCTACCTTAATCGGACAATCTGGAATAGATAATCCCCTATCTGTTTGAATACAGCGTTTTGCATTTTCAATGTATGTATCAACTAAATCTTCTCTTACTTCTGACACAATTGAGTCATGTACTACAGTGAAGGGTTTGATGGCATCACTATAATTATTATCTTCAATCCATTTTACCAAGTCGATTACTCCAAGAACATTAATATCTGAAGCTACAGACTGTACTAAGAAGTTCACACCAGATCGAATTGCGTGCTGTGATACTCCGCGATTCGGGGACTTAGCTTCTGGAAGTCTGCGTTTACGACCAAAGAATGAATATATGAAAGCGTGATTTTCAATTTGTTTATTAGATCCATCAATAAACTTTTTCAAAGCTTTTGCCTCACTAAAGTACTTTTGAATAAATTGCTTAGATTGGGCAGTTGTGATCTCTTCTCCAGCTTTTGCGTCTTTATTCACGGTTTCAGCAATTTTTGCTGGTCCTGCTTGGTACATGATTCCGAAGGTAATAGCTTTTGCATACTGTCTTTCGTTTGGGTGGACTTTTTTAACTTCGTTAACTTCTTCTGGCAAATTGAACATTTGTTTCGCAACATACGAGTGAAAGTCCAGCTTGTCAATAAAAGCTTTCTGTAGAAACTGGTCTCCAGATAGCATAGCAGCATAGTACACTTCTGCCGTCCCAAGGTCACATTGAATAATTTTGTATCCCGGTCTTGCTTTGAAAAGTTTTTTAATGTCTTTATTGTCTCGTGGAATATTTTGGTAGTTGAGATTTCCACTAGAAGATAAGCGACCAGAGGTGGTCCCGTGAATATTAAAACCGCTCCGTAATCTACCGTCATTATCTACTCCGTTTCTAATATTGGAAATGTATGTGCCAGCCATCTTTGACTTTTCACGAAGCTCAAGAATAGCTTCTGCCAAAGGATGTCCAAGGTTGGTTAACACTTCCTTATCTACCGACCAAGCACCTGTATCAGTTTTCTTGGTTGGTTTTAGTTTGATTATGTTGAAGAACAAATCTCGTAACTGTGCTGTAGAATTAGGATTGAATGTTTTTTCATATACTCGTTCAAATCTTTGTACTGCTTCATGCGTATTTATTTCTTCAAGACATTCTTCAACATCAATCTGATACTGCTCTGCTAACCAATCTACTTGCTCAACATTAATCGGACCACCATTCTTTTCTAGAGTCTTCATTGCGTGAGTAGCTGGTAATAAGATCTTCTGATATAGGCTAGTAAATTCTTCACTTTTTTCTACGAGAGGTTTGAACTTTCCGTATAGCTGATAAGTCGCATCTGCATCTTTACAAGCGTAAGGTGCAAGAATATCACTAGGTAACATTCCATAGTTAAAATCAGCAAGCTTTACTTTATTCTTTCTTGCCCAAGACTTTTTATATTCGTCCAGTTCACGTTCGTAGTCCCCAAGATCAGTAAAACGCAGCGCAAGAGGTTTTAGGCCATGCGTTCCGACGGCTTCTTCTAAGCAATAGTGTAGGAGCATTGTATCTTCATAATCAGGAAATTCAAATCCCATCTCTGTTTCCATGTAGTTTGTGTCAAACTTAGAATTATGGAAAATACACTTTCTATGTTTAAATAATCCATGGAACCAGTCTTTATGTTTTTCTACAATCTCAGCAGAAACATAAATGCCTTGATGGGGTCTCGTTGAGAGTGCGATACCTAAGATATGTCCTGTATGAGGAGATACTGATGTAGTTTCAATATCTACTACAAGTTGGCTAGCATCATCAAGCTCTTGTCTGTAAATTTGAAACTGCTCTTCTGTTTCTACAAAACAATAGTCTTTTTCTACTTTCTCGCCTATTCCTTCACCGCTCAAAAGCTTTGGAATCTGTGAAAACGCTCTTTTGATTTCGTCTTCAAGCTGAGGTTTGATTATAGTGATATTAGGATGCATAATAGGTAAGTAACGTTTTTCAATAAATACACCATTGTATTTTTGAATACCTGTCATACCTGCAACATATTTAAGAGAGTCAGCACCGATTGGACATAGAATTTTGTAATCATCAAGTTCAGACATTTCCATATCAATATCTTTTTTGAGAATCTTCTCTTTACGTCCTGAATGTAAAAACTTTACATCATAATCAACACCTTTAAGATATTTATCAATTACTTTATTCGCGTCTTTTTCGATTGCGCTTGCGAACACAAAACATACATCACTCATCTATTACCTCCATGTGAATTCCTTTTACCCAATGATACCACTCATTGACTCGTTCTTTTGCCTCAATATGAGTAGGGTCTTTTGCCCACTTCTCTACTGCATTTTTATCTTCCCATGTACTAATCGTTATTTCAACATCATCTTTGACTTCTGTTTCAATATCTACATACCCTTCTACAGAAGAAGCGGCTTTCATAAGTTTAGTTTCCATACTCTTATATTCTTCGTTAAGATCTTTTATCTTTGCTATGAATAATACTTTTATCATGCTAAAAACTTCTTAGCTTGAATTACGTTAAGATCTCCTGGATCTATACCTACTGGTAGCTTGATATTTCTAGAAACAATATTACGAGAATCTAACTCGGCTGCGATCTTAGATGCCGCCATCTGCCCAGGAGCATCAGGATCCATAAGAATATCAACTCGCGTAACTCCTATACGATCAAGCACTTCTAGTTTTTTTCTACCAAAATTAGTCGCACCAAATATGCATAAAGTATTTGTATAGCCTAGTTGCCACATATTTAACATATCAAATATACCTTCCACGAGAATCACGTAGTTTGTACTCTTAAGCTTATCTAATGGGAAGAGTATATCATTAACCTTAGACTTAGCAGGCTTTCGATTGTACTTTGCTTTTCCTGCGATGTTTTTAGCTAATCTTCCTTCGATAAATTTAAGTTTACCAAATTGATATACGGGAAAGCAAAGATAATCTTGCAAACCCATCTGATCTGTTGTAAACGCTTGAAACTCTTTCATGGTTCTTGCATCTATATTTCTAAACTCTGCTGACCACATATGCCTCTCGCTAGGTAATTGAATATCATCAATTTCAATAATGCTTCTTAGTTTATCTTTGAGCTTCTTTATTTTGTAAGGCTGTTTACTGTCTACATCGAGTATTACAGTCTCACCTATTGACTTCATAAACTTATTGATTCCGCCTGAGAACCCACAACTCCAACAATGAAAAACATTACGCTCTAGATTATACGATAAACTAGGAGACTTGTCTGTGTGTTCTCCGCTAGTACAGGATATAAGAATCTCTGCGGGATTATTTGTTTTACGGTATTCAATACCTCTTTTATTGAGAAGTTCTACTAATTCCATTATAAGTCTTGTGATCCTTCTTGTTTATCAGTACCAAACTTTACAGCATTATGCGGTCGTTCATTAATCACTTCAGAGGTAGCTGGATTAATTTTCACACAACTCCAATCCATCATCACATCAAAACTCATGTGTTTACCGTTACGCATTTTTGTCGTGTGTATAGATATCTTACTTTCTAACTCTCTTTCTTCTGTTTCTGCAGGAGGAAAGAAGTTGAAGCTACGATCAGCAGAATCAAGGATGCCTTTAGCAAATCTAGCTTCGCCTGTAGCATCGATTTGGTAGGGTGATATCATAGTTAAGTCATATTTACGGGAAAGAGATTTGAGATTATCAGCGATTGTGATTTGTGTTTTCCAGTCTTTTTGATCATCGTGCTTGATGATATTAACATAGTCAACTACGGCCATGTTAAAGGCAGGATACTTTGATGAAAACATATTACAATAATGATCAATTCTGTTTAGAGTTAGAGACTCATCATCAATCATGAATAGTCTATGATCCTTAAGCTCAGGTCTTTCGATTTTTACACGTTTTTCAAAGTTTTTAAAATCTTTTGTGTATTCAAGTTCTTGCACCATCTGATTAATTTTGTCAGAAGGTTTGTAGAAGTTTTCAAACTTAGCCTTAGCCATAGTAATCTTTTGAGCATCTGTAAGTTGATTTCTAAAAATATCTAGAAACGGTACACCAGATATAATAGACAGTACACGGTCGTACACTTCTTTGTATCGCATCTCAATAGTAAAAAATGCAACTGTGTTACCTTGCAAAAATCTGTTAATAGCAAGATTCAGAGATATAATAGATTTACCAGATCCTCTACGCCCACCTAACATGATAAGTTCTTGTGTAGCAAAACCACCGTTAATAGCGTCAAACTCGTTAGATAATCCAGAAGGATATATCTTGAAATCGTCTTCGCTAGGGAAAAACTCTAGCTCTGCAATATCGTACAACTCATCGTCATGGGGTATAGCTTGGTTTAAGTGAAGAAGATGGTTTTGAAATTTATCTACGATTTCAACTTTTTCAAGATCTTCTAGTTGATCGACAAACTTATCCATGAAATGAATAGTTTCATCACGAATGTAAAAGTCTTGAAGCTGTGCTACTAAAAACTCGTCTTGTATAGCCTCATTATAGTTATCTTCAGAACATATTTGATTCTCTAAATATTCTTGAAGCCCAGTGTCTTTACGTAACGCAAGAATCTCGTCTGTTGAAGGTAGACGAGTATTAGCTTTGTAGAAAGATTTAACTTTATCGAACAGTACAGAATTGATACCTGTAAAGTATTGATTTAAGAGTTTTGAGTATAGATCATTACTCTGCGTATCTAGTAATCTACGCAGAGTAAGTTTTTGTAAGTCAATTGCCATTAACCAGCCTTAACAGGGAATAGTTGATCACGAGTTACAAATCTGTAACCGCCAAAATCGTCTTTTTTATAAACCAGATAAGATTCTCTTCCAGTTTCTTCTATTACTTTACTAACTTTATCTCTATGTTGCAAGAAAGAAGTCATTTTCCATGTAGGGAGAACTGCGTCCCCTACCATCCAGTATATCTCGTAATGTATACCTTGAGCAGGTTCGAAGTACTTACCTGCTTTACCGTTACGTCCTGGTTTGAAAGGGTAAATTTCCACGTACTTTTGTTTTCCGTTTTCAATATGTTCTATGTAATCTTCATCATACACTTCTCGAACTTCAGCAAAGCAGTTTTCTTCTGCTAAGAATACCTTGTCATTTATGCCAAATTTTACCTCTAAGTCTTGAACAACATGATCGACTTGTGCGGCTTTGCCTTTGCCTCTGGCACGGATAGGAACATTCATCTCAAGAAGAATCTTTTTAATTCTTTGAGGCGACACGTAGAACTGTTTAGCTATGCCTGATTGTGTTTCTCCCCCTAGGTAAGAATCGGCAATAGCTTGTTTTTCTGTTTTTGTGAATACTTTAGCACGAGCCTTCTTTTTTAGCTCCGCTTCACGTTCTTGTTTATTGTGGAATTCTTGAATGATAGCGTCAAGACGCTTAGTATTATATGCGATACCTAGATGTTCACAGACAGACTTTTTTGTCTTTTTTGCTTTGATCATCCAGATTGCTTGTCGGATTTTGGTTTCCGAAATCTCTGTTGGTTTAGCCATATATCACTCCTGTAATTTTCTCTATTATACAAAAAGTCAAGGAGTTTAGCAATAATAATCTTAGTGAGTTATGAGGTCATCGTCTGTAAAAAATATGTCAGCCCATATGTTACGGATTAAGCCTGTTGTAGTATATACAGGCGTAAATTTTTCATTAAAGAACCTGTTTGTTCTATACATTTTTTCAACATAAAAAGAACTCATGTACTGTTCAAGCAAGTCTGTAAACTCATGAGAATCTTCATCAAAGTCATAAAACTCTTTAGCAAGTCTAGTAAAGTATTGAGTCTTTCCCTTTGGAGGTAGGGACAATACTTGATCTAGTGCATCATCGGGGAACTCTTCTAATAGTAATTGTTTTGCCATATTTTGTTCTTATACTCTTCAGTCCATTTATCATAGTAACTAGTAGTTTTTAGATGTTTTCGGGCTTCTAAGAGTTCTTTCTTTGGTTGGATAAGGAATACTATATGTTTACCATTACCTGTATACACTCCGTTTATATATCCAGGATCTTCAGGATGGTCTAATAGTACTATAGTGTTTAATGCAGTCTTGTTGATGTTATATTCAATATACTTAGCCCTATCTACAGTCATATATTTATCTGTAGGTATACAAATTATTAAATCTTCTGAATAATTGTAAAAAGCAGCTTTCATTTGCATACTTAGCATATCTTCGTGCTCGAATATTAGGTACTTAGCTTTTTTAGCGTAGGGGCATATTTGATAACCGCTGATAGGGGTAGTAATTCTATCAATCCATTCTTCGATATCTTTAGAGATATTGTTCACAATTTCCTTCTCTTTCTAAATCTGAAGTTAAGCAATGCCATCCTGCATCCCAGAAATACCTATGTCTAAAGTTACATATAATTGGCTCTATTTTGTGTTTTTTGAAGAAATCAAATACTTCTTTGTTATAGTTAGATACGACAACGGTACTCTCATCAAGAGAGAAAATATTAATATCAAATACTGTTTCATTAGCGTATCCTACCCATTCCTTGAACCAGTTTTCTATAGTATGGTGAAAAGCTTCATCATTATATTTTTTACTAAAGAAGTTGAAATTAGCTAATTTTGTTTTTAGACTGTACCATTTATTAAGCTTATTTTTACTTGAGTCTTCTGATATTGTCAGACCGTCCCAGGATTTAAAAATCTCTGTCGTATAATTTTTAGCATCAACATGGCTTATCAATGCTCCTGGTTTACATATTGCCAAAGTACTATCGCCATGACTTTGATGATCAGCAAATTTAAAGTTATGATACGCTGTGTATATTATATTATAACCAATAGGCTCTAACCATTCTTTTAAATAATTAAACCCTTTTTCAGTGTTACTGTTCATAAATTCTTGTTTGTCTACAATTATATCTTTACCCAACCTAATAATTGAAGAAGGCTTTAGATTGTCATGTGTGGTGTATTCATTTCTTATATTTTTAATGTTTGTGATAGAACTAATATAATCATTATGTATAACATCATCAGAATTTATTGATACTACCGTGTCATCTAAGGTTATTAAATTATTTCTTGGAATCAGTAGATAGGGGTATTCTTGAAAAAGACTTTCTCGCATACCCCCTAAGCCTAGGGCTTCTCTAGAGTCAGAGGTTTTAAAAGATTTAGATGAATACTTAGGTCTTTTGACTTCTGCTCCAAATTGCTTGCAGATAGAAATAAACTGCTGAAAGTCTTCCTCTGTTTCTTGTAAAAGTTGCTTGAATAAGTTTTTAGTTTTTTCTGACATCTCTAGAGAAGTATGATCTAAACTTTCAGAAGAATGACACCTACCAACCATCACTGTTTTAAGAGGTAAAAACTCAGCATATGAATTATAGATATTGCTCACATTCACCTTCTCTTTCTAAGTCTAGTGTTATACAATGTATTCCTCCATCCCAAAAAAATCTATGTCTCCAAGGACTTATTATAGGTTCTATTTTGTGCTTTTTAAAATATGCAAAAACTTCTTTATCGTAATGTGATACTACTACATGATTTTCATCTAGAGATAATACATTTACGTCAAAAATAGTTTCTTGAGAATATCCAACCCAATCAGATAACCAGTCTGTTATTAATTTATTCCATACGGGATCAATATATTTAACATCAGTAAAGGCATAAGACCGTGTATCTTCTTTAAATTTGTTCCATTTACTCATTTTTTCCCATGCACTTGGAACTTGAAAGACATCCCAATTCTTAAATATATTCTCAGTATAGTGCTTAGCCTCTCTACACGTTAAGATAACACCTGGTTTTTGGATTGAGAAACACCCATCACCGTGACTTATATTTCCTTTAAATTTGAAATCATGCGTTTTAGTATATATTACATTATACCCTAAAGGTTCTAACCAATCTTTTACCCACTTTGCACTTAAATCAGCATTTGATATTTGTTCTGATTGTTTATCTAAAATTATGTCTTTACCTAATCTTACTATAGAAGGAGGCATCAAACCGAAAGTATGTTTCCCTCTTTTAATATTAGCTGTTTGACTAACAAAAGGGCCACACAGGTCTATACTAGTTTGCATCGCCTCATTACACACTAATAACGAATCATGTAACGCTATTAGATTATCTCTAGGAGACATTAGATAGGGTACAATATCCATATTATTTGAAGAGTATTCTGGACGCACAACTTGTGCCCCGAATTCTTCGCATATGTTAATTAAGTTTTGATAATCTTCTTCAGTCTCTTCTAAAAGATTTGTTAGCAAACTTTTAGTTGAGGGAGTTAGTTTATCTCTAAGATAACCACTTTCTACAATCGAGGTTGAGAAACCTCTGCCTACCATAACTTTTTTTAATTTTTGAAATTCTGTAAATGCTTTGAACATAATAAAAAAAGGGTGGTAGTTACCTACCACCCCCTATATCCCCCCAAGGATTTCAATTACTCACCAGCAGCTTTTGGTGTGTAATCTGCACAGCTAAGACCGCGACGTGTAAGAACAGTCTTTACACCTCGTACTGTCTTGTCGAATGATTCAGCGATCTCTTCGACAGTTTGATCCAGCATATCTTCGATACCTGCATATGGGTCTGCTTTAGTATCTTTCTTATCACGCTGTGGAGCCTTAAGACCCATTGACAACAGTTTGCCACGAATTGAGTTTACAGAACGACCCATTGAGTCAGCAATCTCTTCGAGGTATGAACCGCCATCGACCATAGATGCGATCTTTGACTCTTCTTCCTCAGTGTAGGTACGTGGAGTGATCTTCTTCTCAGCTGGCTTGACATGTGATGTCATTTCCAGTGAAAGAGCTTTACCGTTGATTTGACGAGCAGTAAACTTACCACCCATGAATTCTGCTGCAATTTCTTCAGCAGTCATGTTGCCTGAGTTAGTATTCAGGAAGTCAGCCAGCTTGTCTGTTTCTTCTGCTGAGAAAACAGGAGCTGCACCTGGCTTTTTAGGTACGTCGTAGCCCAGCTTACGCAGTTTTGCGGTTACTGACCGACGTGGGAAATCGAATTCTTCCATAAGACCTTCGATTGATTCTTCAGTTACGCCTGCGCCAGCAACATCGTGCATACGTGCAACCATATCTTCAGTGTATTCAAATTTTGACATAGTATGATCCCCTCTGATCGTTTGTGGTTTTGAATATTCTCAAGAGTTTTGTTTCCCTCTTGACTTTATATATAGATATTACAGAAAAACTTTAAAACAAGCAACTGAAAATTGACGGTTTCTTCTTCCGTGGTTCATTAAAAAATCTCTTAAAAATTACCACTGAGCACATCTTTTTTACTTGACCAATAGTCAATTACATTTACTCCGATAGTCATAGCTTTCTTATACTTTGAAGATGTTGTATCTCCTGCTATAAGTGCATAACAATCTTTTGTGACAGTTGACGTAACCTTGAAGCCGTTTTCTTCAATTATTTCAGCAAGCTGATTTCTAGTCATATCAAGCTTACCTGTAATACATACTTTACGCTGGGCAGTGATTACTTCTTCAACCTGTACATTCTGTTCCAATTGAAGAGGTAAATTATGTACCCAGTCTTCGTTGTCGTCTAGCCAAGCAAGGATTGACTCAATCGTTGACGGACCAATACCTTTTATGTAAGTTACTTCTACGTCTCTTAGATTTCTGAAGGCAGGTATTTTTGTTACAATTAGTTTTGCAGCAGACTTACCTACTCCTGGAATTCCAAGGGATGCTAGAACTATATCGTATGATTTGGTTTTAGCCCTATCAATCTCAGCTTCGACTTTGACACCATTAGCGCCAAGCTTATCCCAGTCTGGATGATCGAATAGATCTACTGGGTGTGTCAGGCCTAGCTTCTTTACAGAAGCAGGACCTAATCCTTTGATCTCTAAAGTCTTGATGAAATGTTCCAAAACTTTAGTTGAATTAATATTACCTTTATCAGTAACCACTAGTCTAGGACCATCTCGCTTTGTTTTGCTACCAATGGCTCTTTCTGCAGTTAGTTTTGTAATTTTTTGGTTATGTATAGAGTGTTCTACAACTCGCAAGAATTTAGGAATTACCCCGCCTGCACGTTCAACTTGAATCATGTCGCCTAAGCCTAGATCATGCTCTTCAATGATTCCAATATTATGTAAAGTTACTCTACGTAGTACAGCATCATCAAGTGTGACTGGTTCGATAATTCCTGTTGGATTTACTGTTCCTGTTCTGCCTATCGTCCATTCAACACCTAGTAAAGTAGTTATAGCAGTTTCTGCTTCACGTTCTTTCAATGCGACAGCAAATTTAGGATACTTAGAAGTCCAGCCTAAGTTTTGTTCTTGTTTCCAAGAATCAGTTCTGTAAACAACCCCGTCTTGAGGATATTCCCATGACTCATCATCCATCACAGTTGAGAAGCCCATGTTTTTAATGATGGCCATTCTCGCTTTGTAATTCATTTGAACGCCTAGCCAATCGTGAGCAATGAACTTAATGTTACGTTCAGAAAACTCAATAGCGCTGTCTAGTCCGAGAGCACCTGATACATAGTTGCGATAATTTTCGACATTGTTCTCAGTGACACACTCGCCATTTATCACGATCTCTTCCAAATCTGTCTCGATATTTTGAGGAACGCTAATCAAAAAACCTGCTAGATGAGATACATCTGTACCTTGTTCACCGTTACCCCTAGTCAATGCCAAATTTAGCTTTCCTCTCTTATAGATAAGAGAAAGATTAGCACCATCAATTTTTGGTAGCTTCACTGTCATAAAAGGATCTACTTCTTCGAATTCGTAGACTTTTCGTAATGAATATAGTTTGTAAGGGTGAGTTACTTTACCTGCTGCTCCACCAACTTTTGTTGTAGGAGAATCATGGTCACGCCAACCTTGTGCTTTTTCAATTGCTTCAAGCTTATCGTATAGCTGATCATACTCAGAGTCACTGATTGCTGACGCTGAGTAATCATAGTATGCTTGGTTGTGTTTTTGGATTAGTTCTTTAAGTTCTTTGTAATTCATATAAAGATAATATAAGAAAAATAACCATTAAGAAAGACTTAAATGATATCTTTTTAGTTTATCCCTCATCAAAAGTATGAATTGTCTGACGTTATTAATATTAGGAAGCGTATCTAAAGTATCACATAAACTTAAATACTCTTTTTCAAAAACATCGTAGTCTTCGCTCATCAGCTTTTCAACATCTATATTATACACTTTATTTGTTTTAGCAGGCATAAAGTTTAAATGTTGTTCTGATCTTAGTTGAGTATTTTTATCATACGGTACAATATTTTTCAAAGACCCAGTTAGTCTGTAAACCTTGCAGTCGTAATTTTCATGAAGATCAGTCATATGGCTTTTTATAAGCAGAGATTTTTTGAAATTAGAGCTATTTTTTAGTTCTTGGTAAGACATATTCTCTAATAAAGGAAGGCTTATGTGTGCTGCAGCTAAATGACTTTCTTTAAAGAATTTGTAAGTAGCTTTACCTATATTATAAATTAGAAAGCCTTCTTGATATCTCGGCCACTCTAGAGGAGCTAGGTCTTCGATGCTTCCGCAAAAGGATGAGTTCCAAATTATCTTATCTGAAGAAGCGGCAATAATTCTATATACCAGGCTACCAAACATGCCTTTTGGCGCTTCTAATAAGCAATAACTGTTAGGAAACTTATTTATGACAGCTTGAATCTTTTTTGTTTCTCTATCCATAGTAATATGAAAGCCCTTACTTGGTTTACGTTTGGAGCCAAGTCTAAAAACCTAACCACCTTTAAGTATTCTTCTAAAAATTCTTCATAATCTTCGGAGAATAGTTTTTTAGCTTCAACGTTAAGAACATTTTTATGAAAACTTTTTTCAACAGCGTCACCGCTATTAAATCTGTATAATGGTTGACCATACAATCTAATTCCTTTGCAAGTGTTGTTTTCTTGATCTATTCTTTGAGACTTGATACATATTTTCAAATTATTTTGTAGAGCTTTTTTGTACCTTAAAAGTATTTCGTAATCATGCTCTCTTAGAGGTATAGGATAAGGAATGTCACTTGAATGAACACATGACAGGTGTTGTTCTTTGAAGGATAAAAAATGATTATTTTGAACATTAAACCCTTCAGTTGATTTAGGGTATTCAAGAGGCTTTAGAGTAGACTCAGCAGAGTTATGCTGTTCTCCCCAGAAATATGCTTCGTCTGATAATATGATTCTATTTAATAAATTACCTCCATATTCTGGTCTATAGTATATGAAGGTAATTTGTTTCGAGTATTTCTTAATTAGTTTATCAAAATAGAATTTACTATTTTTTGACTGCATTATACCCTAAGACTTGTCTTTGCCATTTAATGAGATAATCTTGGGTCTCTTCATTTTTATTGTTCTCAAGATAGTTCACAGCTTCAATTAGTTCGTCTGCAATAAACCAGTCATAGTCTCCTACTTTTTTCTCGATAGCTGCCATAGCTTCATTATCTTCTAGCATATCAAGGAGTGCCAAAGTCACAGGTACCGAGTTAGGATTATCTTTATTCATCCATAATGCTTTTTGTAGCATGTCTCTGTAGTTTTTAACAAGCATGTATGCATCGTAAAAATCACCTTGAGGTGCTTCCCCCCATTTTGCAGTGAAGACTTTATCAAATGACATATTAGGTTTATTTCTATCATCAACAACTTTGCCTTCATCTAAGTCAAAAACTCCATGTGTGAATAACAGATTAGCTGCTTTAGCATGTTTTTTGTAGGCGGCAGGGTTCTCTCTCGTAATATTCAGCTCACCATTATTGAATGCTAACCTTCTTTCACTTCCAGACATTCCTTTTACAAAAGTGATATTGTCTTTGTAGCATTTTTCGTATTCTTCAAAGCTTCCAAGATTTCCACACATATAGAGAGTTAATGCCATAACATCTGGGATATTGCCTGAACCTCCTGCAAAGTAAATGTGATCTCCTAATTCTTTTTCTCCAATATGAATAGTAAGATTCATACCGCCAATTGGCTGATAGTCTTTGTAATTATAGTCTACGTTCTCAGTAAGATACGATACACCGTTACCGCCGTGCGACACCATAATAGTTTTATCATCAAAACGTAATTCATTATGGAATTTATTAAATCCAGGAATGTCTCTAGCACCTGGAATATGCACTAATTTAATTTTTTCTCCTAGATGTGGTTCTAGGTATTTTGCAATAATTGTAGCCCATTGCGAAGTGCCTCCTCCTGGCTTTTGTGGAATGATCATTTTATATTCTGCAAAAGCAGGGGTTGTAAGAGCAGTACAAGTAGCTAACGTTAAAAGTAGTTTTTTCATAATATATACCTTGTTAATAATTGAATTGAGAGTAGTTCAAATCTCTCGAAAAGAATAAAAGACAACAATAAAGCTGGTTTTGATATGTTAAGCTTGTGTATTATATATCCTAATACAGAGAAGATAAAAAATACCAAGTAATCTTCCCATCCTCCTGTGTATTGAGCGCAGCTCCAAAGCAGTAAAATAAATAAAAATGGAAAAAATATTTTTACTGGAATTCTGGTAATATAACATATTGGTTTTAGTAAAGCAAACATTATCACAGCTACTATGACTGTTCCGCCTATAAAACCAAGTAACATAGAGTCGAATATCATTTCATCGTAAAAAAGAGAGGGATCACCTAATTCGATGTTTAGATACATCAACAAACCCATGATGACTGCAGCAAAGGGAGCGCCTGGTATTCCAAACAATACTGTAGTTATCATACTTGTAGCTTTTTGAGCATTATTAGATCCTTCAGGACCGATAACACCTCTTATATTTCCTCTACCAAAAGGTATTTTAGGATTTTTTGTAGTCGCTACCGTATGGCCATAAGATATCCAGTCAGACACTGCCCCGCCTAATCCAGGTAGGAATCCTATAGTTGCGCCGATTATTCCTCCACGTAGACTTAATCCTAAATTTTTAAAAACAGCGTATATTCCGAGCAACTTATATGATTTTCTGTCATGCTTTACCGGTGCTGACCATCCCGCTAATCCATCTATAATTTGGGGTACTGCAAAAACCCCTGCAATCAAAGGCATAAGTTGTATACCACTTTCTAAATATCCCCAACCAAAAGTTAATCTTGGAGCATTTGTTATGGGATCAGAGCCTACTAAAGCAAATAAAATACCAAGAGCAATTCCTATTACTCCTAGATACCATTTTTTTCCTAATACAAGAACAACACAAAAGAAAGCAAACAGCGTAATAAACCATAGCTGAATACTACCAATATATGTATATACAAATTCTAGATTTTCTAAAAATACAAATACAATAAAACCCCATAATAATCCGTTGAATGTAGAGGACGTAATCGCTGCAGATAGTGCTAATTCAGACTTACCTTTTCTAGCTAGGGGGTGACCGTCTTGTATAGTTGCTGCAGCACTGTTTGCTCCTGGTATACCTAAAAGTACAGAGGCAAAAGTGTCTGCTGTTGTTGAAGCGGCTACTGTAGCCATGATAAAAATTATAGCTGAGTATTCATCAGGGAATAGATGCATAAAACCAAAAAGAGCCACAAGGCCTGTCGTAGCCCCTGCTGAAGGTATAATTCCAACCAATAAACCGTATAAGGTTCCTAAGAGTAATTCAAGCATGTTGTTATAAATACATTTCTGTGTTTATGGTGTTGTTTCCAGCTAAGATTATTTCTTTGAGCAAAGTCTAGTATAAGATTATTTTGTTCTTCAATCTTAGCACGCATCCAGTAGTCACTCTCATACCTTAAATTTTCTTCGGACAGTTTACAGCTGAATTCCATACCTGTACCAAAATATGCGTCTATATGACCTCCGAACTTTCCGTGCTTGTAAACTCTATGAGAAGCTCTATCAGAAATGTTCATTCCTTCTTTAGCCTTTATTTCTTGTGCTATACCACTCCATCTAGACCCTGGCACTCCGCAAAAGAATATTTTATCTGGCCATGTAGTCCCATTTAAATCTGCCATCTTCCGCCTCTCTAAATTCTGTTACATAACAATCATACATCTCTGCATAATGATAAGCAAGTCCGTGAGTCCACTTGTCAAACCATTCTAACCTTATACCACTAGCAAATGCTTGGTTAGGGTTTACTTTCATGCAAATTCTATTTTTTCTACTCCATAGAGAAAATACTTTATGCATACGATCATCAACCCATTTCATGTTGTAAAAGTTTATTGATCCAAAACATATTATTAGATCATAGTTAAACGGACTTTCATAATCAAGAATATCCCCAATCCAATCAGCATTTTTATTAAAAGGGTCTACTCCTATAAAACAACCATTAGTTTGAAACTTACTAAATAAGTTATCTCCACAACCTACATCTAGAGTAGAAATTGATTTTCTTACAAGATCAGCCACGTGAGGATCTTCATCGTGGCTGACATAATCGTTTGTGAAATGTTCTTCAAGATTCGTTATCATGAACGTACAACTGTAAAAGTGCATAGTGTAAAATCTTCATAAGATCTTTTCTATGATCGTCTCTTTCGCCTTTTTTACCATAGCGATTTGAATATTTGTCTACGTTACCCATACAGAAACCTGTACCATGACCTCTATCAATGATTACTTCAGTAGATTGAAATTTATTTGCAGAGTAATGTTGACTATAGGTTTTATCTATATATTCTTGAAGTTCTTCTATGTATTTATGTTCGTTAAATCTATAATCTATGCGAGAAAGGTCTCCTTCTCTAACAAGGGTCTTTGTTCCAAAACCTACTTCTGGCTTATAGATCTTACTTCCGTCCCCGTCGTATTCCCAGTTTCTTTTAGCAGGATCAAGTTCTATTCTTGAACTGATAGGGGCTCCAATGTCACGTTTATAAACAGTTTTACCCCCATCTGGCGATTCATATATTTTAGGTTTTTTCAAAGCTTCTTCCTTATCAAGTTGTCTCATTTTCCATAACATCCAATCATAATATCGTAATGGTTCTGGGTCGTGTTTCAATCTATCCTCTTTTTGACAGCATCAAGTAAAGCGCTAAGATTTTCCTTTTTATTAAGATTTGTTCCGTCTATCTCAATATCAAGTATTTCTTCAAGTTCTCTTAGCATGATCTTTACAGTCTGAGATTTATCTTCCTCATTGATTTCAGGTTTTTCGTAAATCTTCAACTGTACTAATTTACTTATAACACTTCTATAACCTTTTGAGAAATGAGAAGCTAATTCATATACATCCTTAATACCATCTTCAGTGTACATTTTAATTAGTTCTGTCTCTTGTTCATCACTCCATGCTTTAATACTC